TTCCTCCATGTTACCTTTATCGATAGCCTTACTAATGAGTCCATTAAGACATCCGCTGAGAACGATAATACCTTCGCTATAATCATTTAAAACCTCTCTATCAATACGGGGCTTATGATAAAAGCCTTCGTTCCATGCCAGCTCCTGTAGAGCATTAATATTCTCCAGCCCCTTTTTATTTTTCGCCAACAAAATAATATGGTTATAGGCCTGAATAGATTTATCTGTCTTAGAAGATCTATCAAATCTATCGGTTGGAGAAATGTACGCCTCAACACCAAGAATCGGCTTAATGCCAATTTCCTTTGCGGCAATTTGCATATCTCTGTGTGAAGAGAGAGTACCATGGTCTGTAATTGCAATCGCAGTTTGCCCAGCATCTAGCGCTGCTTGGCATAATTCTTTAGGTGAATTCAGTCCATCCATTAATGAATAATATGAATGAACGTGTAGGTGTGTAAAACTCATTAATACCCGCCCATGCATTCGTTTCTTGTATGATAAAGTCTTATCTTAGTCATAGTCTTTTTGTTTGGTGCGTAAAGATCTTCTCCACAACATGCAGTTTTTAAATACCATTCCCTTGCAAAGAAGTCGTATAGCATTCCTTTATAGTCTTTATATTTATTAGCAACAAATGTCTCAAACGGATCTGGGATTTCATATGTAAGCATAATGTTATTCTACTAAATAAAGCAGGGGCAGTCAATAGACTGCCCCTGACTGTAAATAGTTACCAGACTAAATTGCTGTCTGAGTCCGAAGCTGCAGGAGCTTCGTGGCTTCCGCCTTCTCCATTAAAGAATCCTTCTTGCTCTGTGTAGGGCAAGTCTCGAATTGCTGTTGTTTCCAAATCATACAATTCAAGTGCTGTGGAATCAAATGGTGTTTCATCCTTAGCTAAAGGAATTATTGTATAACTTGTATCTGTCTTTGTGCCCGTACGCTTAATACGCCACATTAAATTACTGATAGAACCCATCTCGCCAGCATACTCAATAAGGGTTGGCGTGATTGTCTTACCACTTGAACCTTGAGAAAGAATTGCTACGTATGGCTCTTCCTTGCCATCATCAATTAATACGTTCATGTAAAGTCGTGAACGACCTTTCCATCCCGCCTTATAATCTTTGCGGTGTTGTTCGCAACCATAGCACTTGCCTTGATCTTCCATTGAACATAGTGCCTTGCGCTTGTAGTCTTTAGGGTTAGTATGCTCTACAGCAATAAAACCCAAACCATTTTTTTCGTTGTACATTGGTGAGTCAGGATCTAGTTCTTGCAAGAAACGAACTTTTACGCTTTCTGCATCTTCTAGCTTTGCCCAACGTGCCTTTGTTCCGTCACCTTCGCTGTATGAAGGCTTGTCCATAACCTGATTTAATCCTTTTAGACCTTTTACGATACCCACTGTATCTCCTTTTTATATAGTTGATGGTGTAAATCCATCTGTTGTTTTAGTATATCATATCCATGAGCGATATTCAATATCTGATACTGATTTTTTTATGCATGTTTTTATTTCTTCTTCAGTCAAATCACCCGCATCCTTAGCCTTATTTGGATATATCTCACGATATCCAAAGGAGGCCCAAGAAATATCTTTATTCCTAAGCTTGCCAGAAATAGATTTGCCTAATTCTCTGCCAGCTTCATCAGCATCTGTCATAATTATTATCTTATTAAAATGTCTATTCAATAAAGATTGTTGTTCGTTAGACAAAAATCCACCTAGAGTTGCAACAACGTTGGGAAAACCAGCCTGATGAATTCTTATTGCATCAAAGTTTGATTCGCAAACTATTACTTGGTCTCCAATTTTCTTTGCCCTATGAATGTTAAATAGAGTTTTACTTTTTGGAAGGCTAGTGCTATTCTTAAAAGTCTTTCCCTCAATAGATCTGCCGACTATTCCAATTGGCATTCCGTCTGGGCTATGCACTGGAGTGACTACCATATTCATTGCTGGCGAATAGCCAAGTCCAAAATGTTTCATTGACTCTATGTTAATTCCTCTAGACTCAAGATATGATCTGGCACTAGAATTACTAGCAAGGTCGGAGTGAAGCCTATCTAATATGCCTTGCGAAAATTCTTCAAAGGCTGGCTTCTCTTCAAGCATGTCTTCCATAATTTCATCAAAGTTGTCTAGCGCTTCTGTTTCTTTTGCTGCTATTAATCTTAAAGACTGAAAATCATTTTTGTGCATAGTGCGTTTAATTAAATCAATTAGAGTGCCAGTCTCTCCGCAAGCAGGGTTGAAGCAAATGAACGCACCAGATGTTTGGCTTACGCTAAAGCTAGAGGTATGTCTATTGGAATGAAATGGGCAGTAGCATAGAAAGTCATTGCCTGTAGCACCAACAACATTAAGTCCTATTTCAGCTAGAACTGATTTAATGTGGCTTGGGGCGTAGTCCTTGGTATCAATTTGTTTTGAGTTGTACCCTCGAATTGCCATGCCTTTTTCCTTCCCACATATACCCCATGGAGAGTCATTAAGAATCTCCATGTTTCTCCAGTAAACTCTATTGAGAAAGCTGGATCAATATCTAATACTCTTATGTATCCCTTGCCACGCATGTCTTGTGTTAATAAGTTTTCGTATTGAGGTCTTAAGCTTATAATCTGACTATCGTCATTAAACTCAACATCAATTTGAAATCTTTTAATTCTTTTGTGCGTCATCTGCAAACGGATTTTCGTAAATCTCTTTGACTATACCCCTGTTAATATCCCAATCTAAGAATACACCGAAGTCATGTCCGTGTCTATTCTTTCTGGAAACAATTTCAATCATGTCAGTTCCTTTGTATTTATGAATAGCCATAGCCATATCAGCATCGTATTCAATTGCTTTTGACCAAGCAACTTGGCTCATCATAGGTGGGTTATCTTGATCTGTAATATCGTCTGCAGTAGCAGCAGTAATATCAATAATAGGAATGTTATTTCTCACCGCTAAGTTTTTAAACTCACGAGAGATATTCATGTTACGTTCTGTTGGTGCCTTTGAATTATTATTGTCAGTAAACAACTGGTGGTAATCAAGAATAACAATATCTGGCTTATGCTGATCTATCTTAGCCTGAATAGCATTTGGAGTTACGTTTCCAGAACCCTCATTTGAAACTAAGATAAACTTATTCTTGTCCGCAAATTTCTTTCCAGACCAAGTTCTAAAATCATCAATATTAATATCACCCTTAGCAAAGTCGCTTGCTTTAAATAGGCCAGACCCCAACATAGTATAAATTCTGTCACGCATATTTTCAGGAGTCATCTCAAGAGAAACAATCATTGGCTTAAATCCCTGCTCCCAAGCTTTACAGGCTAGATATGATGTGAACCATGTCTTACCTCGTCCTGGCCACCCAATGGCCACTATAAGGTGCCCTGGAGCCATTCCAGTGGGGTATGCAAGGTCAATTGACTGGAACCCTGTCTTGATGCCTGGAGAACCGCCCATCTCGGCTGTACGGACCTTCAGAGCCTCTAAATGCTTAATGGCATTATCTGCATCAGTTATATCTAAGTCACGCACATTATTAGTATATTTATTTAAACTAGAAAGCTGTGATTGAAGTTCGCCAATTACTCTAGAGGCTGCATCTTCTTTTAGCATGGATCCGCCACGAATTAAAATACTCTTTAGTCTGCTAGATAAGAACTCATTCTTAAGGTTATCTAGATAATATGCAGTCTCTGCTGTTGCATTTAAGTCTGGCTCAAAGTCTTTAAACTTTTCTTGTAGGATTCCAATTTCTGGTATTGCCTTAAACTTATTATAATAGGACTTTAATCCATCCCAAACATCTCCATGAGAAGTAAATAGTTCATCTACATTCTCTGCCATAACGGTGCTAATGTCTTTATTCTTGCATATAGCAGAGATTAGTGTTGCTTCTGTATTCATAGCCCGCCCTCTTCCACCATCTTCTTAGTAGACTCTCGCAGTAGTCGGCGTGTCTCAATATCCTTTTGTAGTTCTATTCTAGCATTTTCCATTTTGTCAAAGTTATAATAAAAAAATTGCAGTGGGTGGCCCGTTTTTTCTAGACTAAAATAATAGTTTAATAGATCATTTGCCTTATGAAATCCTACGCTATCAATTACATCTTGCATAGCCCACTTTTCTCTAAACTTGTTTAGTGTAGGAAGTCTACCATATTTCTCTTTGTAAAGATTCTGGTAATTTGTCATAAGGATATATGGCTCTCTATTGTTTGCCACTCTTAAGCTCTTCCTCTACTTCGCTTGTCTTTTGAACAAGCTTGTTTTCTACAAATGCGTATACCCTTTCGGTGGCAGAATCAACTGTCTCCCCAGAACGAACATCATCTTCTACGCCAACATTAATCCTAATGCTTTCATAGTTACCAAGATTTCTAGTAAAAGAAAGATCGACCTTTACTCTCGTTGTCATTTATGTTCCGCCTTCTTATGTCTAGTTAGTGTATCACTGGCAAATATGCCCCAACGAACTTCTATATCCCGATTACAAATATCACAAGTAACTACCCTACTTTTTTCCATCTTCCACCTTTTTCACTACAACAGGGCCGTTCTTTGAATTCCATTCCTCAACTTCTTTTTCTCTCTTACGCTTCTTAGAAGCGCCAGTCTCAAGTGTATATATTGCGTTGTAACTCATTACTCCGCCTTCCATACTGGTACAAAACCGTCTACGGTCTTAGTATACAATATAAAGCTGTGTTTGAGAAGAGCCAATAATTCTGCCTTAGATGGAACATTTTTAGAATGTCCAGCCTCTAATATATATTGGTGTAGATCTAATATATCTTTGTCGCTAAACATATACTTATACCAAGTATCTTCTGAAGCGCTGCCAATAGGATAAATCTTTTGTGGAGATTTTATTTTGCCTTCTAGAATGTAGTCTTGTATTGTAACCCTATGCTTATTTAACATTGAGGCAACCTGAACAATACTATAAGCACTCCCCATATTTTTATCTACTTCTGAATATGGGTAAAGCATTCTTTTCTTATCTAAATAAGACCAAGCAATAAGCTGATCTTTGGCTCTAGATAGACTAAGAGTCTTGTGTATCTTTTCGTTTAAGAAGAAATACCGTACTTCTTTGAGTGATTTTCTTCTAGTGTCTCTAGCCATTTACCCATCCTATTTGTATGCTTATTCATCATCCAGCGTTTACCGCACATGATGCAAAATAGTTCCATATGCATTTTTTGAGAGAATACTCTATCAACGAATACTCTTCCTCCGCATTTATTACACTTGATCATACTTGAAAAAACTTTCCATCCACCACGCAAGAGTAATCTGGTGACACGTGGATCATTTGAATGTGAGGATAGTCATTAACAATATGTGCAACAGCAAATCCCTTTTGCCAATCGTGGTGTTGTGTATATTTCATTCCTGGACCCTTTTCGTCACACATATGACCAATCTCGTATCCACGAAGAGTTTCTCCAGCGCCATTGTTTCTAAGTTCGTATGTTACCATATGAGAAGCAATTCTGTGTGAGTGACCACGAATTAAAGATACCTGCATGTCTTCCATATCTTTTCTTGCAGATCCTGTTGCTGCAATTGAAAGTCCATGGTGAACGTGAATATCTCCAAAGCGGCGCTTAGGTAGTTCATCATAATAAATATATTCATATCCTAATGAGTCAAGTCCCCATAATGCTTCTGGTGTAACTTCATTTATGTAGTCTGGAAGTTTTGCATCAACATAGTTAAAGATTCTTACATCGTGATTACCAAGTGCTGAAAATAACTGAGCCTCTGGAAGCATATCTCTTGTCTTTGCATAAAAATCTCTTGCGCCTTTTGCTTCGTGTCGCATCATTGGAACGATAAGGTCCCTGCTATCTGTTTTATGAAAGTTTAAAAATTCTGCTGAGCGTCCTTCTGTATATTTGCTATAGCATGCTTGGTCGTCTGTATCCCCAAGGTAGTCAACAACATCTGGCTTAAACCATTTCATGACCTTAAACCATAGCTCAATCATCTTATCATCTTGATACGGGAACTGTTGATCTGACGAGAGCATCCATTTTAAATCGTTTGTCATATTTACCTTAATGTTAATAGGCCATGAATATTCATGGCCTATAGTATAAATAAAATTGTAGCATAATGCTACATAATGTCAATACCTATGTTGTACTACAAGCAATCCAATTTACGTAAAAAGAACCTCCAGCGGTTGCTCCTACATTTTGAGCTTGTATTGAAAATCCTGTATTTGATGCAGCAGTTACTATTGGTTGATATTTATTGATTAATATTGCTGCTCCAGATGACTGCCAAATTGAGCACACAATATTTGGTTGAGCATCAAAATCTTTTTTAAATTTCACTGCGGTAACAGTTTTGCCGTCTTTGTTAGCCGTAATCTTTATTCGTCCAGATTGAATTTGTATTGCACTAGCAGCAGGGGTAGGATCTGCTGTTGGGCTACTGCTAAGACTATTAGATAAACTATTTATTATGTTAATATTAGACACAATGTTAGACAACAACTCTGATGTTATTGGATCCCCTGGATTTACAGGCATTGGTTGTAATTGTTCTGCCATTTTATTTCTCCTCTGACTCCACAGGATTTTGTACTTGCTGGATCTGTGTAATTTCTGCACGAAGCAATGCAATATGTGTCTCATATTGTGAGACAAGCTCTCCAATGCGTTGCTGCAATGCTGTTATTACTAATTCTAATTTATTATCCATTATATCTCCTTGATAGATTTACAGTATACCATTATGGGGTATTTGTGTCTAGTCCATTATTGGAAAAGTATGATTCAGTTGTCATTTCAGACTCTGTAATATTATCATGCCTTGCATAAGTTTCTTTTAAAGTATTACCACAATCTGGGCATATTGCATAAGCATAACTCATATCTAGCTCTTCAGCATAAAGATCTTTATCGTCTGCACATATAGAACAAAAAAATTTAAACATTATTCCCCTCCAATTCTATTAGCCTTGCCTCAAGCGTATCAACCTGGGCTTTAAGATCTCTAACTACTGGTATAAGTAAAAATGCCATATTTTGTGGATTTCTAAGTGAGGTTGGTTGTCCATTTAAATTTCTTTCAACAAATATTCCTAGTCCTGCCTCTTCCAAATCTTCAACTATTGGACCCATTCCATGATTTCCCCATACTTCAGGTTGTGTCTCTGGGTGATTATTTATATAAGTAAAAAAAGTAGGTTTAACCTTTAATATTCTTTCATAGTAATGTTTTGGAACATCAACAATATTTTCTTTGAATCTTCTAGACGAGCTATCTAGTACAGACTCTACTATATATCTAAAGGTTCTTGCCCTTACAGTATTTCTAATTTCAGCTGCATAAGATCTTGATGCTGAATCTGCTGCAAATCTAAATACGTTTGAGTTTGTATTTACATAGAATGAGCCACCCGAATCTGTATATGGATTTCCAGCATTTAATGTGTATACTCCGTTACTTGAATCATAGCCAAGTAATACTTTGTTTCCAAAAATTATTCTGGGAAGTTTTGAAGTACTTGCAGTTAAGTCTGCATTACCTAATGTAAACCCGCCAACTTCTCCATCTGTGAATATGCCTTTAATTCCAGATATAGTTCCCGTAGTAATCTTGCTAGCATTAATTGAAAATGCAGAAATAAAATCTGTTACTACGGCATCGGCTGAAACAGTTCCTGTTTTTAATAATCCGCCATCAATTCTTGTTGTATCTGTACTAGTGCTTATTTTTGCAACAATAGCAGCTCGATCAAAACTTGTTGATGGAAGAGCTGCGTCTGCAATTGCTTTTGCTGCGGCAGCTGCAACTTTTGCTGTATTGGCATCTGTTGCTGCAGTTTGTGCATTAGTTAATGCAGTAGATGCATTTGTTGATGCTGTTGATGCAGATGATGCTGCATTAGTAGCTTTTGTATCAACCGCACTTAATTGTCCAGAAGTTGCATAGCCTTCTACAGATGTTCCTGCTCCAAACACTGCATTTCTAGCATATAAAGTTCCGTCTGTTCCTACTCTAAATTTTGCATTTGAATCTGGAGTATTATTGCCAGCCCACATAAGAAAGCTAGCATTAGATGAGTTTAAATAAATGCTAGATGTTGCAGATGAACCAACTTGTATTTGACCAGTACTGTCTAATATAACATTATTCTTAGAAAGGGTATTACCGCTTAAAGTCCATCCACCAATTGATCCTGCATTTGCAGTAATAGTTCCAGTTGCTGCTGCGATTGTTACTGAGTTAGTTCCATTAGCTACTTTAAGTCCTGTTGAATTTAATGCAAACCCATTGCCAGTTAAATTACCAGTAGTGGCATCAATAGTTCCATTATAAATTGATGCACCAGAAGTAGACATAAATATGTTTCCGCTAAACGTTCCGCCTCTTGCAGTAATATTTCCGTCTATCGCAAAAGTTGAGCCATCCCACAAAAGGTAGTTGCTTGATGCTCCGCCAACCTTAAGTCTTGCGCTATTGGTAGCATTAACATACCAGTAGTTGCTAGCGTCAAAATATAATCCTTTATTTGTAGAAACAGATCCTACACCTACGCCAAATTGAAATGGACCTCCAGAAATATAATTTGATACAGATGGTGTTCCCGTAACTGTAACATCTGATCCAGATACATATGAGGATGATGTATTATTGTATTCATCATATGTTGCAACTGCTATTTTATATGTTGATCCAATAGCAAGCCCTGCAAGTTTATAAGTTGTTCCAGTGCCTGGAGAATCAACATAGGAATAAGTAGCTCCATTATCATTACTAAATCTAATTCTATATCCTCTTATACCTTTGCCTGTTACTGCTGGCCAAGATATATTTGCATATGCATTAAATCCCAAATATCCAGTTGTATCAATACCGCTAGTAGAACTAACTGAAGTAACATTATCTGGACCAACCGTGTCTACAACAATTGGATCTGTTGCTTTAAACATACCAGAAAATGCACTTTTCTTTCTATAATCTTGATCTCTTGTATCTACACGTATCCATCTGTTTGCTGTATTTGAAACAAGTATCGTTGCAGAACTTCCATTACCGTCCCAAACTAAATATTCTTCTCCTGCAAATGCTCCAGTTAAACTTTCATATATTTGTATATCTATTAGCCATTTATTAGCAGTAAGTGCTTTATCTATTAAATCCCATTTTACTGAGTAAGAAAGAAGTCCTGGAGTAACAACTAAATTTGTTACTGGTTGAGTTAAATCAGGAGTTTGTAGTGTAACAATAAAATTTGGAGATCTTGTTCCAGGAATAAGGTTTGAAGCATTATTTGGATCAGCATATAAATATGAAAATGAAAATTGATATTTAGCATTCATTACAACATTTAATCCTGATTTTTTAATAACAAAGGAATCTGCAGTTGTTTGATTAGCTGCTGCTGCAGCTCCTGCAGCTGTTTTACTTAAGTCTGGTGGTGAATATTTATCAGGCATTATAAAAATCCTAAGTCTATCTTATACTCAATGTCCATCTCTACTCCAAGGGTTTTTACTATAGGCGTAGTAAGTATAGATCTACTAATTAAACCATATTGACTATTGTATCTATCTTCATCGTTTAGTCTTAATCCATCTAATAAAACATTTGCATTTCCTGAAGATTTAGCTTTGGCTCCTATTTCTATTGTAGTAATTTTAGAAAAATCTGTTGATCCAGTAGACGAAAATGTTGAGTTAAATAAACTAGATAATTTAATTGGTAATGAAATTTTTTGACCAATTGTTGAATATCCAGGAAATCTTATTTCTTTATAGTTAGTTGGTGAGCTATAAAATCTAGCATAAATATAATCTAAATTTAAATCTGATTGATAAAAAGCAAGAGTCATAGAATCTTCTACTCCATATCCAGAAAGATCAAAAACAGTATTTAAACTGTATGATTTTGATTGTCCTGATGTTGCTGTAACAGAAAAATATGAAGATCCTATCCTTGGAGTTGGCGTTGATACTGATGTTGGTTGAGCTCCAGTTGAATCTGCCCACTGTGTAGTATCTTCAAATGATGATATGTATTTGGATGAGTAGTCTGTATTCTGAATAAATCCAGTAGGGAATATTCCAATCTCTGATATAATTCCTTCAACATCTGTAGGCAATGTAGTTTTATAAACTACAGAATATGTTGTTTCTCCAGTTGCTGTATTTGTTTGTATGTCAGAGCTCCCAAGAAAAACTCCTGATCTGTAAAATTCAAACTGCATGTCTGAGTCATTAAGAGTTGGTGTTTGTGACCCTATTCCAATAGCAATATCTTTTTGATTAAAATTAAGTCCACTTGCTAAATAAGATGTTATAAATCTTTTACCAAATTTTGTTATCATATTATCATTACTCCCTTTACAGTTTCTCCAACACTATTTTTAACTTCGAAAGTAACTCTAAGTAATCTGTTATTGTTTGCGTCATAATATATTTCTGGGTCAGTTATTGTTTGTCCAGATGAATATCTTTTACCAGTAGTTCCAATTAATACTATATCTTCTAAATTTGGTGCATCAGATGTATCTATGGGATCGTCTGGATAATTATCATCATTTTCATCAGGGTCATCGTTGTTGTCTGGAGATGAAGCAATATATGTCTTATCTATTTGATTGGTATATACATTTACAATATCATATTGATCTGTTTTTAATACTCCAATTAGGGGTGAGTCTATTGGTAGCTGGACTTTAACTCCGCCAGCAATTTGCGACTTTCCTATTCTTGGTTTTTTTGTAGCCATACTAAGATTCTACCATTTCATTAAACATAAATCGACCTACAGGTAAGCTTTGTAGATGGAGCCTGACTATACCCCTGCTCAATATCTAGTACAATATATTTGCCAGCCGTTTTACCAGTATCCTCAGTTGAATATACCAAGTTATTAGGATAAGATATCTCCACCACATCTCCTGTTTCAATAATAGGATTAGGGAATACATCTATTTGAATTACTGTTTGCTGTTTAGACCATTGTGTTCTCATCCATTTAGAAAGCTCCATTGCTTCCGACTCTTTTTGTATCCACATAGATTCAAATGCAACCTGCTCATCATTTTTAGTTGCAGATAAATCTGGATCAATATACTCAAATGGATCTAATGGGGCAACTGTTTCTCCAACTACAATAAAACTCTTTTGTCCACCGTCTGCTAAATCAACAAATGCTCCAGTGTTATTTAAAATATAAGCATCTATTCCAAATGAGTTGGCATCATATCCTAATAATGTTACGTTAGGGTTTAATATTATTTGAGGGTATTTTACAAACCCTGGTCTAGTTGCATATTTAGTTGATATCTTTTTAATTTCTCTTGCAACAGGACCAAATTCTTTTATCCATGGACTTGGAATAGTAGAGGCAGATCCAATAGCTATAAAGTCACCAAATACATTTTTTAGCTCTGTAGCTGACCCAACATATGAGCCATAGTTGTCATAAGAATAAGAGCCAGTAAAATCTTCTTTCTTTAATGACGAGATATATGCATAGTCAAAAGCTACTTCGCCTTGCATACCAACTAATGCAATTTTATTTCCTAATGCTATTGGCTCAGAGTCTGTTGCTGTTATAACTGAATTATTAAATTTAATTTTAAATATTATTTTACCAGTTGTTGCTTGAGAAACTCTTACGTCTACTCTATAAAATTCTCCCCCAGATACTCCAGTAATTGATACATCTTCTGTTTTTTGAGTATCAGAAACTGCAGTCTCTACTCCATTAACTATTTTATATAACTGTACGTCTCTATAGTTTAATCCTTTGTTTGCTACATTTTGAGAAGTTCCAATTTTTAAAATATACCCATTTAAGTTATTGGCGTCAAGACCTATGCCTAATCCAGCAGATACATACTGCTCTCCAGTTGTTCTGCCTGTTCCTGCTTTTGCTAGTTTAAAAAATAAAGCTGTCCCAATTGAAAAATATTTTTGTGATGTAAAGTTTATATCTGGATTAATTGAAGCACAGTAATATTCTTTAGATGCTTGAGGGGCAACTATTGTAAGCAAAGATCTAGATATTGAAGTTCCAGATCCATCTGTTTGTCTTAATGAAAATGCTGCTGCGTCGCTAATATTTGTTTTATCTTTTAAGTTTAGCCTAGACCCAGTCCATTCTTCTTTTAATGAATCAATATTTACTAAATGGTTTTCTCCAACACCAATACCTTTACCAGTTGCATTAAATGCATTTCTTTCTTTAATTCTATATCTAAGAGTAGGCTTAAATGAATTGATCTTGCTTTCCCCAAGAAATTTAGCAATGTCTGAGTCTGATGTTATCCATTTCTTTATAACTGTATTAGGAGCAGAAAGAGGTTCATATTGAAATTCAATTGCATCATATTCAATTATTTCATTGTTAATCAGGAAGTATCCAGCTTTATTATAAAAAGATGTATCTGCCAACTCGCTGTATACACTTATAGGAGATAAAGATACTACGCCTTTTAGTGCATCTGTTTCAGCTGGAGCAGTTGCTAATAAAGTAGTCTGTAATGCGGCTGCACCAATAGCAGCTGGTGGAGAAACATAAAGGTTATCTGAAGACCCCTGATAGTTTGTGCTAATAATTGGAGTGTATATTACTTTTACAGCTTTAACAGATGGAACTGTTTCTTTAGTTAAAGATATTATGTTGGGGATATTAGTACCTTTGGTTTCGCTTCTAAATTTAAAACTAGATGTTCTTGTTTTATCAAATAAATAATCTCTAGGATAGAATTGAAGCATGTCATTATTATCAAATGTCGCTATCATTTGCGTATCTCTACATAACTCTTGAATATGCTGCCACACTGTCTTTGTATCTTCTGTAAACCAATACAATGGGACTATGGTAGCAGAGTCAACTTTGTTTGTATTGCCCTTACCATATGTATTAAAATTATATTGAGTAAATCCTACGCTATCTAAAAGTCTTCTTATTATTGCTTGTGATGGGGCATTTTGAATTACAATATCTGGAGCAAGGATCTCTTGTAAAAACTTTGCTCCGTCTAGCCCTTGTATGTCAATGTCTCCAAACTCTGACAATGTAAATGAATCTATATAAAATACTCCCTGTGGGATAACATCGTCTCCTATTTTATTGAATGGGGACACCTTTACATTCTTGTATAGATTAATATTGTCTTTGTTAAATGGCATCGTCTTATCATACTCAATACCCTTTTTATCATATCCTTCTAGTGACATTGATAAAGCGTTTGAGGTTACTGATCCAACTGGAACAATGCCAGATGAGTCATCAGATGAAGTTTTTGAAACTTGAAAAGAAACTATTCTATTTGATACGTCTTGAATATATCTTGCTCCAACCTCTATTACTCCAAGATAAGAGTTGGCAACGCTAATTGTATTTACTGCTACAATAATTTTTTTAATATTAACTGGAGCAGAAGGTATTGTAAATTTTGTAGTAGACCATGAGGATCCATTCCAGTATAACTGAAATACCCCATTGTCTGGCACAACTCCATTTGTCGATATTGTTGTTTCAGTGCCTGCGTGATCTTGTATTTTTATAGACCATGTGGATGGCTTAGAATAAGATGTTTCAAATTTAACAATTATTGTATTTGCAACAGCAGTTTGTGATACTGGGTAGTCTACAGTAAAACTAAAATTATCTAAAGTTGTTCCTCCAGATTTGGGTGAAACCCAAAATTTATATTGGTTCTTAGGACTAGAAAAATAAGTTCTTACTGGAAGGTCTGATGAAACATTATATTTTGGTATGCTGTTAGTAACGTTTTGGTTTAATATAAAATAATTAATGCCTGCTACTCCAGGTCTTCTTGGATCTATTATACTTGTTAGGGGGAATAGTTTTTTAAATGGCTGGTAGGTCTTACCAGTAATGGGATCTATTTGAGTTGCAGTATCAGCTGGTGTGGCTGTAACTGCTGCCTTATCAATTAAATCATTCATATTATATTCTAGCCAGCATCCACCTGACATTGAATATGAAGCAGATGTATTTAGTTTATCTAGAGTTGTTTGGCTTACTGATTGCATTATACTTCTTCCAGTGCAATAGTTACATCCCAAAATGCCTGTGCTGTATCCGCCACTTTTTCCTTTACATTTCTTTTAATTAAATTAAATGAGCATGAAGTAAAGCTTGCTACAAAATCTTCGGTCCTTGCTGCGTTATATGCTATTCTGGCATTAAATGTTCCTTGGCCTTTAGCGCTTAAATAAAATGTTTTTATATCTTCCGCTCCCCAGCCGCCATCTACGGTCATGGTAGAGTATGAAGGAACCATGCTCCAGGAGGTAGAGACGTTCTTCTTATCGGCTATAAACAGCTTTCTAAGGCTTCCATTGGCCATTCTAGAGGTCTGCTCAAAGCGTTGTACATCTACAGATATTGGAGATCTATTATGTTCAGTTAGTTTTTGCCATGTTCCAGCGGCATCTTGTATAAACAATGCTGAGCCTACTGGTAAAACTAAAGCTGCCATTATATATTCTTCCCCTGTCCAACCATTTTAACATTAACTTTGGCCTTTTGTCCAATAACAATTTCTGCTTTTTTAACAATCATATTTGATAATGCCTCAACATCCATTCCTTCAGATGCGTAAATATTTTGATTTACAACATATGAATTACCTGAAGTAGTTCCGTCTTTCATATTATATTGAGCTTTATCAAAATTATATCTTGGAGATGCTGCAGCTAATGTATTCATAACATCGTTTGGCATAATATTAGCACGACTCTTTAAGTGAACAAATTCTGGTCCTTTTTCTCCAACAAGGTACATTCCTGCCGCTCCGCCTTGTACTCCAGTTGCAGCTTTACCCATAAAAACAATGTTGCCATCTTTTTGGCTTTTCCCATATCTTTGACCATTCCAAATAAAAGTTTCTCCTATTTGTAAGTCTTGTGATTGTGCAATTGATCTTCTAGCTTGTGCATTTAAAACTTTTGTCTTAACTCCATTAAATTCTTTTTCTTCCATTGCTTTAGAGTAATCTCCAGATACTGCAATATCTTTTCTTTTTATTCCTGCAACGCCACCCTTTACTGCATTTACAACATCTTTAAGTGTTGCTCCACCCTTAATGCTGTTTGCAAGTGCGTCATTAACAGCAGATCCCGCTCCTGCTTTTGCTAGTATTGATAGTGCATTTGCTTGTGGTGAAACTGGAACTTTTTTAGTTACTAGTTGTCCACCCTCATAAGCTTTTGTTTCAGTATATCTTTCCATCTTTGTACCAGTAGCTGCTTCTGTTGCTGCTACTAATCCTGCTGCAGCTTCTTTATTTGTCTTAACATATTCTTCTATTGATTTACCAGCTGCTGCTGCATTTCCATAAAGTGCAGTCATTGAATTATTTACTTTATCTATAGCTGCTTTTTGCTCATCATATTTAGTGCGGACCTTGTCTAAACTTTCTCCAGCTAATGCTGCACTGTCTGCAAGACCTTGCTGCTTATCATTCATAGCCTTAATAGCATCCTGTAGCGGCTTATTAGCAGCTTCAGTTGCTTTATCAATAGCTTTTGTTTGAGACTCTGTTTGTTGCTGAGATGTTAATGATTCTAAATCAATTCTCAATGATTGTGCTTGTACTGTATCTCCAGTAGCTGAAGCATTTTGCATTGCAAGTCTAGTCTTTTCAATTTCTCTGCCAAGATCAGCATCTGCTTGTGCGGCAGTAAGTGCTTTCTTTCTGGCCTCAGCAAGTTTATTATTTGCCTCAATTTGCTTATTAAGTGCAGACAGTTTATCCCTATCAGATATCTGCTGAGAAACTGTTTGACCCTTTAATGCTTTAGTATAAGATTTAATCTTGTCTTCTAATTTTCCAAGCGCACTGTATTGTTTTGAAAGAAGTCCATCTTTACTTGAATTAGTTGCTACAACAGATGTTGCTATAGCAGCAAAAGAATCAGCAATTAGTTTTGTTTGAGATGAATTTAATTTAGAAAGATCACCAGTAAATCCTTGCGCCTGCAATCTAATTTTTTGCCATACGCTTACAACTGTATCAGATCCATTAATCATTTTTTTAACTTCTGGATTTGTTTTTGCCATTTCATCAATTGTGCCCTGAGTAATTACTGTGCCAGCTTCTTTAGATTTATTTATCTGATCTATCATTTGTTTTTCGGCTTCTGCATATGTTAATGACTTAGTCTTTCCAGTCAAATCTTTTGCTACAAGTCTTTCTCTCTTTGCAATTAAATCGTTAATTCCAGTTTCAGTTGCCATGAGAGCTGTATTTAATGATGCAGCTTTTTCTTTATTTCCTTGATCTTTTGTGTCTTTACCAAAACTTGTGACTGCAGAAACTGCAGCGCTTTGAGGATCTGTAATTGCTTTAAAGTCTGCGTTACCCATTGTTGCAGTAATTGATTGATCTTTTTTATTTGAAAGCTGAAGCATTGTATATACTTTTTTAGTTGCTTCTTCAGCAGACATTCCAGCTGCTATTAACTGTTCTTTAATTCTTCGGACTGCATCTGGAACTTTAGTAGACGGTTGTCTATCTAATGCTTTAATCTGCTCGCCAAATGTTTCTTTTACTTCAACCTTTAGTTTTTTATATTCTGCAATTGTCATCTGAAATGGAGTTCCGCCATCTTTCATGCTTTCATATACAAGTTTATTTGCAGCAGCCAAATCTTTTGAATCCTGAATAGTATCTTTTATTTTTGAACCAAAGTCTGTAAATCTTAAATTAGCTTTTTTAGCTGCTTCTGCAGTAAGACCAAATGTAGATATATTAAGAGTTTGTCCTTCTTTATAATGTTTCCACGCTTTGTATCCAACATAAACTGCAGCTGTTACTGCAGCAAGTGGTGCTACTAAGCCTGCAATTCCAGCTGCTGTTGCTCCAAGTCCAGCTGATGCAACTCCCATGGTAACTGATCTGGCTGCCATCATTGAAACTGCTTTACCAGCACCTGACATTAAAGCTGGACCAGCCATCATTCCAGCCATGCTTCCCATCATTGCGCCTTGTTGTCCTCCAAATTTTGCACCGATTGCAGTTCCAGCTGCCATTCCACCCATCATTCCAACAGTACTGCCCAGGGCACCAGTTCCAAGAGCTGGCTTATTAGGATCCATTCCCAATACACCCTTTTGCTTTAAATATTGAAGTGGATGCATTATTGCTGCAGTTGAATATGCAGCATTAGCTTTAAATGAACCAAGCATTCTAGCGTTACGATCTTCTCTAGTTCCAACAAACGCTCCAGGGGCACCATATTTTAATATTTCAGATCCACCATGCTTATATGAAGAAACAAGTGTTTTAGTTGATGCTGTAATTGATGTTCCAAATCTTTTTGCTCCATCAGATAATGTTCTTAAAGATGAGTTTATCTGATCGCCAATCATTCTTGTGCTAGTAATTAATCTATTTGATGCTGCCTTTAAATTACTTGAAATTGATAATATAGCTGAATCTATTGCTGCATTAAATCCTCTTAATGGAAGCTTTAATCCTGGAGCATACGGGAAAGACCCCTGCAGGCCATAAGCATTTGTTCTTACTCCGCCATTTCCAACTATTGTAGTTTTACCTACAGAAAGCGGTCCTTCTTTATATTCTGGGTTTGCAGTTGCTGCAGCTTGAGAAGCTGCAATACGTTCTGCTTTAGCTGCTGCTTCTGCTGCACGTTTTGCTGGATTACCACTTACTCCATATGAATCTTTACCATATCTAATAACTCCGCCAACTTCATATCCTGGAATAATATTTCCGCTTTGTGAAGGACTGAATATTTCTGGGCCTTTTTCTCCAACAACATAATTTTGTCCTGGAGATACTGGTCCACCCATTTCTCTTTTACCATCAATGCCAAATATCTTTTTCTTTAGCTCTGCAGTCATTGGGGTATCTTTTCTTGAATCCCAATTTAAATATTTGTTTCTAAGAATGTCTTTATCTATTGGAGATAGTTGTCTTAATAGATTTCTATCGCCAACTAAATCGCTAGCAGCTTGTCTAATTACTGCATCTAGTGATGCTGGCTCAAGTGCATTCTTTAAAGAACCTTGTGCATCTTTAACGTATCCATAAGGTTTTTCTTTTGCCAAGGCAGCAGCAAACTTATCGTAAAGAAGTTTTTGTGTATGCTTTCTTAATCCAGAATTTGCAAATAATGTATTTGCCATTTCAATAGATAGTGAGTTAACTCCCCATGGAGCTGATTCATATGTACTAGGTTTAGGTGCACCTGTTGGCCCAAAGCCTGCACCAATTCTTCTCATAGCTAATCCCTTTAAGACATTACCAATTCCTCCGCCTCCATTAAATCCATTAAGAGGCGTTTTAAATGAATTATCGCTTAAAGATATTGCATGTCCTTTTTGTCTTATTCTTAAATCTACTTCGTCTTTTAATTTCTTTAACGCTGCAGGGGTAAGCGCTTTAGCCGCTGCAGGTTTTACTGCAGAATGGATGCCATGAAATTCTTGCCAATTAACATTTCTGCCATCTTCAAGTCTTTTAATCATTGCATTATATATAGCTAATTCTTCTGCATTTAATTTAAATTCTGATATTGTTTTCTTTAAAGCTGGAAGAACAGTGTCTATCTCAGCAATCATTGTTTCATGATATTGCTTAGGTGTCATTCCCTTTGGTATATTTAAAGTAGATTCTGCAAAGAACTTCTTGGCTCCACCTTTTACTCCAAGCAAATTAATACGTGCTTGATCTGACATTGAAGGCATATTTGTTTCATATGTTCTCTTGCCAGAAGCCATCTTAAATACGCCAGCAGTTCCTACATCTGCAAGTGTCCCACCATATAGATTGCCTGCCCCTAAATCTTTATCTCCTCTTAAATTAGCGGCTACTAATTGTTTAAAATAATCTTTCCTGCTAAATTCTCCAGAAGATTGTGCAAATGCTTTATCGTATGGGGACTCTAAAACAAGAAGTTTTCTTTTACCAGCTGGATCAGTTGGGTCTATCATGGTCCTAATTGATTGCATTGGTGAATGTAATCCATGTGCATTTCTTGCAATGATTGTTGCACGTTGTTCGGCTAACGCTGCTGTCTCATCCATTACTGGCTTAACAAATACTCTAGTGCCATCTGGTTTTTCATATAATCCACCAATACCTGGAACTGGGAAACTTCTTCCAGAAGTAGGTGTTATTAATTTACCAAAATCTGTTGGTGGCACATCTGCAAATCTGCTGTTCTTAAGACCAGCACTAATTTCTTCCATGTGAAGTCTAGATTGTCTTTGTTGCTCTATATCCTTAATTCTTCTAGGCATTCCAAGGAACATAGGCTTTCCGTAATTAGACTTTCCTGGTCTTATTTTGCCACCATAATTGAATTTAGGCATCATATGCGCTAGCGCTGTTGGTTCTCCATTAATTTTTTCTATTCCATAATTACGGTATGACCCCATGTATCTTGTTCCATTTGCATCATTTGCGGCAATAAGTTTTTCTAAATCTGTTTTGCCATATGGATTTAAAGCAGTTTCTGCTTGAATTCCTCTTGCAGCTGGATCAGTTGAATGAGCTCTTCTTTGTCCTGGAACATTTAAACTTTCTAAGTATTCTTTTCTTAATCGAAGTTCTTTTGCTATAGCAAGATACTCTTTGTGTTGAAGTCTTGACCACTCTGCTTCTCCAATTTTACCAGTTCCAGATAAACCAGAAACTATATTTGCTCTAGCACGATCAGTTAACAATTGTATTTTATCTGCAGATATTTTATTTACTTGCAAAAATCTTGTAAGTGAAGGAAGTGCTTGTTGTGATGATCCATGCATTAAATCGCTTACAACATCAGCTTTTTTAGCAGCACCATGGGAAAGAGCTGTATTAACACTTGATCTTAGCCTTCCGCCCCAATTTCCTACATAATAATATTGTCTACTTAATTCTTTAGATGATGATCTAACTGCAGAACCAAATACACTTTCTTGATATGCTCTAGCTTCTGCGCCAGACAAAGACATGTCTCTTCCTAGTAGCATCTCTCTTGAAAGTTTTGGATTGCGCTTAAATAGCTGTGCTAAAATTTTACCCATTACTGCTGGGCCCATTACTCCGTAATTAGATTTTGAAAGACTAATTCTTCCGCCACCCATATGTCCTGCAACTGGCCTTCCATTATTTGCTGCATCTACTGCGGCAAAAAGTTCTGGATTATCTTGAATGCCTGGACCAAATACTGTTTCTTTTGGTGTAAGGAGTGCAGTTATATTACCACCACTATTTTTATGAGTTGATGGAGCTGCTGCTACTAATTGAGCATTTGCTGGATCCATAGATGCTGCTTGGTTTAATACATATCCACCTACTGGAACGCTGCCCATTCGATCATCGTATGTTACAGATGCAGGACCGCTTACCCGAGTTTTGTTTTGACCAAAGTTTTCAATCTTTCCACCAGTATTAAATCTAGGCTTTGTTGTTTGAATGCTATATCCAGCTCCAGAAGTTCTAACGCCAAGGCCACGTGCTATTGAATCTACTAATTTAGAAGTTTCTGATTTATGAAAAAGCTCTTTCATATTTGATTTACCAGCTGCGCTAACAACTGGCTGGCTAGTTAATGGAACTGTAGTTAAACTAATGCTTCTTGCTTGAGCTGTAGCAACTCCTTGTGCAGTTTGAGCCATCATAGCTTCTACTTGTGCATTCAATGCAAATATCTTTGCCCTTGCTGCTTCTACTGTAATCTTGCCAGCTTGTAATTGATTAACTATTAGTGCTGTTTCTTCTGCAGCTAAAGTAGTTATTTTTGTCATTTGTGGAAGTAATGCTTGATAGGAATCTGCTAGTGAGGCAGTTACTGTTCCAGTTGCTGCTACTTCAGTTTTAAGTAATGCTATTTCTGCCTTTGATTGCATAGCAAGTGCTGCTGTCATAGAATGCCATTTTGCTGCTTCCGCTGCAACTATACCGTTAGATACTCCATTGACTGAAGTTACTCCAGGAATTCTTGGAAGATCTTCACTCATGTATGTTTGTGGTGAATTTGAAAGTCTTAAGTTTACTGGCTTAGGGCCAGGAACAGTAGAAAATATTGTTTCATTTGCTCTTTGTTCTGCAGTCTTTGATCCAGTTGGAATAACATGAGACATATCTCTTGAATAAGGTCTTCCAACAAGAGGGTTTTCTTTATCTACAATTCTTCCTCCGCCACGCATAACTGGGCTACCAGCAACTGTAGACATACTATTATTAGTTGCAATAGTGGAAGACATTGCGCTTTGCTTTAGTTTTTCAAATGAAGCTGCTAATGTTAATACTGCATCAGAGAATGTGGCTGCTGCCTTTGTATCGCTATAGAATGATTGCTCTACACTTTTGCCAGCTTCTGCTGCTGCCATCAATTCTGGAGTTAAAAGTTTAAATCCTGTTCCACCTTTACCAATATTCTTTAAAGCAAAAATACCCTTAATAATATATCCAAAGAAGTTAGCAAGCACACCAGTTAACATAATAATAGGTCCAGCAATTGCTGTAAGGCTTCCAATAAATCCTAGTACTGCTTTAATTGGTCCTGGAAGGTGCCCAATAAATTTAACAATTCCATCAATTGCATTTAATACAAATGTTCCAACCTTTAAGAATTGTTCTCCAATTACTGCTAGGTCTGCTTTTACAGATTCAAGTGCTCTCTTATATTTACCAGAGGCAGATTCAGTCATTGTTTTTAATTCTCGATCAGATATACTAGCTAAATCTGATGTGCTAGCTTTCATCAAATCTAATACTTTTAGTGTCTGGCTTCCTTGTTTCCCAAGATTCTCAAATAATGCATTAATTCTTGCAAATTGGAATTTACCAAATAGCTGCTCAATTGCTCTTGCTCTTTCTAGTGGTTGTAATGTATCTAGTGAATCTTTTAATGCCATTATTGTTCCAGTTAAGTTTCCAGCATTTTTTTCAACTATACCGCCAAGATCTATACCAAGATCCATGAACATACCCTTTGCAACCTTAGTTGGATTAATGATAGATGCTAATGCAGATTTTAATGCATTTGCTCCTTCTGAAGCATTGATTCCGCCTTCTCGCATTGCTGTTAAATAAAGTGCTAAATCTTGTACGTCTCCACCTAATGCTTTTACAACTGGTCCAGCTTTAGGAATTGCTTCTACTAAATCTGCAAGGCTCGTTGATGTCTGGTTTTCAACTGCGTTAAGGAAGTCAATTGATTGTGCTAACTGATCTGTGTTTTGTCCAAAAGCTGTCTGAATTGATAGTGTTGCTTTCATTGCCTCTTGCCTATCAACTTCACCAAGAACTGAAAGTCTTGTTGCTTGTCTAGTTGATTCTAGAAGTGCATTTCCTTCTTTTCCAGTTGCAGCAATGTCAGCTGCTAATCCAATAGTCTCTGTAAAGTTTGCACCTAAGCCAGATGCTAATTCTCTAGATAAAGCAGCTACATCTTTTCTTACTTTTAATAAATCTGATGATGATGTTGCTGTTAACCCGCCGTAAACCTTTGTAAGTCTAACAAGCTCTTCGTCTGCTTGTCTAAATGCTTTTGCTGCAGCCATACCAAATGCTGCTAATGGTACAGTAAGTCCTACTGTAAGCTGTCTACCAGCCCACTGTGTATTTTTACCCCAGTTAATTAATTGGCCCGCCCCATCATTCATGACCTTATTCATGATAGATAGTTCTTGTCTTAATAGTGCAGATTTATTCTTTGTTGCATCTAGTCCAGATTGAACCATTACGTTATATTGCATTAATCCTTGAGCATTTTTACCTAGTGGTTGGATAATTGCATTCTCAAGCATTACCTGCTGTTTAGCTAGCTCTTTAACTAATGTGCTAGTTTTTCTTGTGTGTCCTTGCCATGTTTGAAAATATTGACCTAGCTTCATTCTTCCGCTATCTAGGTTCTGTCCGAACTTAGATACGTCTGAAGTTAGTGTTACAAAGTGTCTGGCAAACTGGCCAGTGGAGCGCATGGTTTCGTCAAACTGACGATTCATTACTCCAACTTGGCTAGTTAAATTTTTATTTAAACCAATTGTTGTAGCTTGAAGTTTTAGAAGTTGAGAGGTCACCGCTTGTAACTGCGCTGTTAGGCTACTAAAATTAGCCGTCGCAGTTATGTTGGTAACTATATTTTGATCTGCCAACTACCTACTCCTTTTGGTATCCGAGTCCTGCCCCGATACCGAACCCTGCTTCTGAAGCAAACTGACCTTGTAGTGAAACAATATCAGATGCATCTGCAGTTATTCCAAGAGCTTTTCTTTTTACATCTTCAAAACTCTTGTTTTCTTCTTGTTCTCCACTGTCAAGCTCTATGCCTTGTATGGATGCCAGAAACTTTCTTTTTTCTGATTCAGTCTTTTGCATTGCTGAGAAGGTTTGAATTAACTCTGGCATTGAAAGACTGTCTTCTAATTCTTCGTAATTCTTATAGTTTCCTATTAAGAATACTTCTCCTTCTAATGCAGCTAGATCTAGTTCTGACCAGCTAGAACCGCTGCTGCTAGCAAATTTGGATCGTCCATCTTAATACCACCACAAACTTCAAGGATGCGATTAATTGTTGGTACATCTAATACGTCCTCAAATGCATCTCTGTCGGCCACTAATTCTGGAAGCTGTTTTTCTAATGCTACTGCACAAGCATCGATTAGGATGGTTAGCGTCTCATCTTCTGTAGTTACTTCTGCTGTCTTTGCAATAGCTGCCATAAACTTTCTAAGCTCTTTAATTGTTAAAGGCTTTAACTTTACGGTTGCGCCATTTTGTAGTTGAATTTCTTCTACATCATATACTGTTGTTGCCAATTTAAATCCTCCTAGGATCTCGTCTTAATTATTGTATCATATCAGAATTACCAATACAATGATAAAACCCCCCTAATTTCTTAGGGGGGTTTTACTAATTAATTTATATTAATTATGCTACTAGAACACGGTCTACAATAAAACCATATTCCTTGCCTGCGTGAGCTGAGTCACCAGATGGAAGCAAACGGAATGTTACTGGGAATGTTGATGCTGCGTTACGAGCCAAAGAGAACTGTGACTGTTGTACAGAAAGAACACGACGTGCATAATATACACGCTCAGTTCTTGTTGCATCAGCTGTTGGACCTTGACCTACTGCAATAAGTTGACGCTCTGTTGGAGCTTCTCCTAGTGCACCACCAGCAAGACCAAGTGTATCGGTTGCTGTTAAGCCTGTTCCTGCTTCTACTAATGTTGATGATGATTGTCCAAATACTGCTAGAACGTTCTCAAGAGTACCTTCTGCCATTTCTGTTGCAATCATAACTTCCATTGACTCCTTGAAAAGCTTTGCTGTATCAAGAAGCTGATCTACTGTTACTGAACCGTATGATGGATTGTATGTAACCTGAAGACCATTGTTTGTGTAACCTACGTTACGGTATGCAAAGTCTAAAGTTGGTGTTGGTACGCCTGACTTTAATTTTGGATCAATTGCATTTAAAGTTGTTGTATAAGATGTTCCTGAAACATATGCGACACCATCGGTGGCACCTGGCTCAGAAGCTTTGTACTTTGCTGCTGTAACGTCTAAGTTTGAAATAAATAGTGGTGAAGCACCAACTAGAATATTCTTAGCATTACCTACGTTTTGTACTGCCATGTTGTAAAACCTCCTGTTAAATAAATATATATATATTGACTTACTTTAAATCAAGCTGGCTAGGCTCATTTCCTCTTGGTATAATTTTATCTTACAATCAACCAAAAGGCAAACTAATCAAACCTGCCTTTATCTCCAACTGTCCTAGAGTATTTGACCTCTAATATAACGTCTGCCGCCAGAAAACCTGCTAGCTCCTCGGATGGCTCTGTAGGAGACATGTCTACAATCATTGTGTTGTGAAATATTATTTTATCCGTGGACTTAGAGTTATTTAGGTCTTTGGCAGAATCGTCCATTCTTCTAAATACATCCATCATCATATTTCTAATAGCATTTATTTCGGCATGGTCTACCGAGTAGATTGTAAACGATATCTTTTCGCAACATATCATCCAGTTTTCTTCGTAGGTGCTTCCTATCTTGTCATAAACAATGTGTGTCTTGCCGCTTAAAAATTGATTCATTTCTGGAGCCTGTTGGACTGGGATAATTGGAATTATTGATTCGCCTAAGTTGTCGCTGTAATATGAATTAGGGTCTACTAAACTATTTAATATTAGTTCCTGCCATAAGTGCTTTCTAATTTCATACATTGCATCTATATTATAATTTGCCATTATGCTGCTCCTCCAAATTGTTCAGTTAATGCTGAGTCCGCTTGTAGTCTAATTGTACCTGGACTAAAAGAATAACGCACCTTGGATATAGAAGAAGGAACTCTCATTGCTTTTTCAAACTTAGACCCAAATATATTTTGAAATCCAGAAGCCTTAATAGAATGAGATACCATAGGTCCGCTAAAATATCTACTATACGCAAGGTCAAATTGATTAGTAGATGCTCTACCGCCTGGGCTTCTTACTGTAACTGACTTCCCCTTTGGCATAAATACAACTTCTCCATCAATCTCAAATACAAGCCTTTCAGCTGATTTTGGTCTAATGATAATTGGCATACCCTTTTCCATGACCGCAGCTTTATTTGCAAAAACATATCTGCTTTTTTGTTTTCTATTTTTTGTAGGAACTGAAGACTTAGATAATTTTAGATCGTAGTTAATCTTAAATGAAAGTCCTGTTGAATCCATTCTATTTAACTTAAATAATCTGCTAGTGGTTTGCCCAGTCTTATTCCATTCGTATACATGATGTAATGACTTTGGTTTTGTACGTGCTTGAGAGTCTATGAATAATCCAAAGTCTTGGTCTATTTGATTAAATATTGTAGTTTTAAAAAGTCTTTGAAATGCTTTATTTGACGTAAGCTTTGCTGCTACATTTGCTTGGTAATATAAGAATGCAGATATCTGTGCTACGTTACTGTCTTTGAGAACTCCAGCGGCAGCTGAACCGACCATTAATCTTTCTAGGCCAGAAGCTGCTTGTAATAGTGCTACTCCGTTAGTCTCCAATTATTTGATTCTCCGACCTTTTGGCAACTGAGTTATATGCCATAAGTGTTCCAAAAGGATCTGTAATAGGAGTTGAGCTTATAATTTCAAATACTGTTGGTGTATCATTTGGATAATTTAATTCAAACCAAATTACATTATTAGAAGAATCTTTAACGTTAGTTATTTTTTGTCTATATGTAAGTCTTGTTTGTGTTCTAATTTCTATTGTCTGAGTATCTTTATATTTAGTTGATATAGACTGGCTATCTCCATTTCTTGCAGTAGCTGAGTTTGATATAACCCCTTTTGCAAAGCATGGGATAGTTTTTTCATATATCCAAGATTTCTTAATGGCACCAGTATTCTGGTCCTGATAATCTTCTTGCAGATATACATCTACCTTCATATTGAAAATAGAATCAACTAGGTTGTTCATCTTAAATAACTACCATTTTGTTTGTTACATATGGAAGCAATAGTTGATCGGCATAGTTATTGCCTGTTCCGCTAAATGCAGATGTATCATATTGGAACTGCCAATCAAATGTCTGTATGCTCTTTATATATTTATTGCGCCATTCTTTATCTTTAGAGAAAAAATCTCTCATTAATTCAATGCATGCAAGCTCTACTTCGTCTGGGACATGTTCCCATCCATATCTGCCAGCAACTCTGTAAGTACCGCCATTTATAAATACGCCTCTTCCAGCATCATTAATGCTTGGTGGGACCATTCCATTAGCGTAGTAAACGATGTTATCTAAAGCTTTTGATCTATCCACTCTTAATCCGAAACCACTATCAGATATAAAAATTGGCAAAGCAAAATTATTTATATGATTAATGTTATCTATTAAAAGCATATCATTTAAATAAAGTTCATGTAGTTCATTAATTTTATATGGCAAAGGTAAGGTATCTGAACCAGTAGAATATACAACATTTACATCATCATATAAATGAAATTGTTGACCCGTGTAGTTTTCAATTAATTTTCTTGCATAGCGTTCTGCAGCAGTAAGATCTGCAAATGTTCTATAATTTGGGTCAGACTGATCAAAACCAAATCCTAATGCATCTGCTGCTTGAGTTAAATCAGTATATGGTTTAACTACAAACAACTTATGCTCTTTTATTACTGGTTGGTCTTCTACTTCATATTCCCAAACCAATTTTAATGATCTAGGTCTATTTGTAAGAGACAATGGTGGGTATACACTGTATACTCCAAAGTCTGTGTCTATTTCTTCTGCTGTTTGTGTATGTAAAAGAGTTGCTGGATTAATAGATGGAGCAACTGCTGGGTCTTCAGTTATGTCATAAAACTTAACTGTTGGCAATGAGTCTGCTTTGGATATGCCGCCTTTCCAAAAGACTCTTTGCTTTATTGGAGCATTTGTTCCTACTATAATTTCCATTTTTTGCGATTAAGATTAGCCGTAATAATCCTGTACTTCTTTTGGTGTGGCTAAACGAAACCCCTCCTCTATATCAAAAATTGATTGAGCAGCATCTTTATGCATTGCTACAAATGGGTGGTCCTGTGTGAACGTGTGCCCCAAAATGTCATACCTAAAGTTTGCTCTTGTCATTCTAACTAGCACAGTATCTTCTGTACGTTCTGCCTTTGGATCAAATACTGGGAGGATTTCAATTTCCTCTTTTGCATCTTCTATATCTTTTAGTGTCTTAGCATACACTGCGTATGTAACACCTTCTTCTGATAGTGCTGCAATTATGTCCTGCTTGTTCTTAAGTCCTTCTGTTTCAACTGCAAAATCTTCTGCAATTGCTTTTAGCTCTCCGACTTTTAATGTGTCAAAAGACATTTATTACTCCTTTTTCTAGGTAAAACCATTATAGCATTGTATAATTAAAATGAAAAGCCCCCAAAATTAATTGGGGGCTTCTCCGAGATTAATTCCTAATTAGGAAGCAACCTTAACGTTCTTTACAACGACCCAAGCGTCTGCCTGCTCGATTTGAACACCAACACGAGTATACATTGTGTACTCGATTGAGTCCTTACGTGGCCAGAAGAAGCGGTAAACTGTTACGTCACGCTTTACACCAATTACCACGTTGTTAGGGAATGTCAAGTGGACATCTCCGTGTGATCCTGATGGGCTTGCATATGTACCAGCCTGTGTCTCTGGAAGAAGTGGAACTTCAACGATTGGAATACCAAATGCGTATGGAGCTACATATCCTGCAGGACCTCCTAGAACAGGAACATCACCACGGATAATGCCAGAGGCAATATCTTGTGGAGTAACATTCTGTATGTTCTGTGAGTTTGAGTATAAGTAATCTTGGATCAAGTTTGATCCTGCAAGGAAGCGAAGGTCTGTACGACGTTGCTTGTACTTACGTGGAAGAGCCTTTAGCGCTGAGTTAAATACAGCACGGGAAATTCCCGCACCTGCTGCATCGACTACACGACCAGAGGTCTTAGCCTTCTTTACAACACCATTAAATGACTTGTATAGTGCATCGCTTGAAAGTGACTCATCACCGTTAAGAATAACATCTTCGATGTCATTTCCTGCTTGTGTTGCCATCAAACGTGCAATGTGATCTTCAAGATCGGCACCTTCAATATTGTCTTCTAGAGACTCAGTTGAAAGTTCCCAATCCATGCGAAGCTTCTTTGTTGTTAGAGAGATCTTTGAGAAAGTTACAGCTGAGTTAACACCTGTGTTGTCTCCTTCGGATGCAAGCTTAACAAGCTTTTCTCCTACTGACATACGATCAATCTCTGTTGTGTCTGACTTCATTCGAACTGTACGTGCGACTTTTCCAATTACGGTTGAATCGAACATATAGTCTAGGAAGCGAGCTGATTGTTCTGGATTTAGAAGACCACCGTTGCCGTTTTCAGACGCTGTGTGTACTCCTGCTCCACCTGCTGTTGATGCAAAACCAGTTGAGGCTGTTGTGCCTGCTGCGATTGCTTTTTCTAATGTTTCATTGCTCATATAATTCACCTACCCTAGTTAAATATTTCGTTTACGGAACCGAGGAAAGAACCGTTCCATTTTGATTTGTTTACTGCTGGTGCAACAGACCCGCCAAGGTCTGAGGACTTCTTGATTGCTGTATCGCCTTCTACGGCATCTACACGCTTTTGAACACCATCAATGGTGCCCTTTATTTCTGTGACAGCGGCACTAAGTGCACTGTGCTTTTCTGCTAACTCTGTAATTTGAGCATTTACGCTCTTGCTAAAAGTCTCTACAGTTTCTTTGATTTCTGAAACCTGTACTGCATTTGCCTCTGTAGCCTTGCTAAGAGTATCTGCAAAGAATCCCTTTAGGTCTACTAACATTTTTGCAAAATCAGGTTCTTCAACTGCAGCTTCTGCTTGAGGAGCATCAACTGACTTAAAGACATCTACAGAAGCAGAGTCTGCATCTTCCACTGAGTTATCAGCGTTTGGTGCATCTTCGACTGCAGGTGCATCAGATGCAACTACGGTCTCTTCAACGATTGCTGTTTCTGCAGTTACTACTGCTGAATCTTCAGCTGTTACGTTTAGTTTTTCCACTTCATTACCTCCTTGTACGTTTACCTGTTTTGCTATTGTTTGTATTCCAGGCAACGGAACTCTTGACTTCTTGAATGAAGCAAGAATCTTATCTATCTCTTTTGATTTGTTTATGTCTGAGCTTTCAACCCAGCCAATAAGCGTAGCTTCTTTTCCAGTAACTGGAGAAGCATATGTTTTGTCTGTCGAGATAAAAACAGAGTCGCTTTCTTCACAATAAAAAATATTTTCTGTAACTACATCTGCAGCCATTCCTTTAAATACAAGTTGACCGTTCATCTTTTCAATTGATATGATGTTGCACATTTCATTTGCTGGTGAATCAACAATTGATAATTCTATTAGATCGTAATCCTTAATAAATCTTACAGTCTCTCCTGTTGACTTATTCATTTCGTTGTCTGACTCTTTAATCTTTCCACCAATTGAGAAACCTGAAAGTGTTCCGTCAAGAACTTTTTCCCATGTATCTTGTGCACCCTTTGAGATGTATGATGTAACATACACTCCATTATAAAACTCTTTTGACTTTTGATCGTAGTATGTTTCTGGTTTAAAAGAAACTACTTTACCTACAGCTAGTGGCTGATGCATTTCTCTAAGATTGCCTCTAAAACTTTCAAATGCTTTCATGCTTGCTTCTGCTGTTACAACATCGCCTGTTTGATCTACGTTATCTAGTGTAGCAAATCCAGAAACAGTTCTATTCTCCCTATTCACCTTTGTGAATGGGACAGCTAAATGAATGTTTTGGCCGTCGGTGGACCACTGGGCTTTTTCAATGTTCATATGCTTAATTTTAATGGTTTATCTACTATAATGCAAATAGCAGTTGATTAGGTTTAGTCAACCTTTTTTCCATCACCTTTTGCATTTCTGCCTTCTCCGACTTTATCGGAAGATGCAGCAGATCTTTCTGAATCCCTGGCCCTAGTTTTACCAGCAGTTGCTTTTTGATCAGCAGCTTGCTGTGGCTTTAATTCAACCATTTCATCTCCGCCGTCAACAGGAATCATTCCTTTTCTAATTCTAACTTCATTCGGAGTAATAACCTGCATTCTTAAATATCTTTCATCTATTTGACTTTGGGTGTCTTCGTCAGTTAAAGTCAACTCTTCAAATTTAATTTTTAATGCATCTGTCTTTTCTTCAATTATTGAATTAATTCTTTTTTCAAGTCTCATTTGAGCTGGTCGGCAAACCTGCTCTTTAAATGTTTTATCTGCATCTCTAGCATTTGCCAAAGATACACCTTCTGGGACACCAATTTTATTAATTGGAACTCTGTGTGCCAATAGAATTTCATCTCTATTTGATTGTCTATAAATATTAAATGAAGACTCTTGAGCACCAGCTTCAACTGGCTCCATTTTAAATTCAACCTTATTATCTTGAGTGTCGGCTGGTAGAGGGATATATAGTGATCTGTGATTCTTTCCCTTTAATCCAACCTGGAAGAATTCAAGCAATTTTCTTTCTGACTCTGGAGAAAGCTTTGCTCCTTTAACCGTAATAATATATCTTGGAACCGCTTTATTTTCAAAGTAATCTAGGTTATATCTGCCAGCAAATTCATTTCCAGCAAGCGACATCTGTGCTGCTACGATATCTGGGATACCATAATAATTATTCATTGGAGTATATTTCTTTAAATGAATGATTTCATTTGGTCTATCTTCTGAATCACCAATTGGATTAATGGTTTCTGTATCTCCAAAATTTCTGAAGAATACAGCCTTGCCATAAAGCAATTGCATAAATCCATCTCTAAGTCTTCTTACACGCATAGTTTTTGCTGGGATATGTCCAATATATCCAATGTCTCCGCCTGTAGTTCTACCTACCTCTAAGTAGCCATTACCAGTTGCTTCTAGGTCTGTATATACTTTTATTAATGTTTCAGTAAATGTATCTTCATCATTTGTTGCATCTAACCAATCTTGAAGATCCTGCTTTAACTTATTAAGCTTTCTACGTGCTCTATCTAACTGCTTGTCATCTGTTATTGCATCAATTGCATCGTTTGTTTTTCTTGTTTCCATAAAGGAGTATCCAAGACCAACAATGTTTGCTACCTTAGCATTAATGGCTGCATAGTTGTATGTTGAAACTTCATATATTTGAGAAAGGTATTCTAAATTATATACTGGTTGAACAAGGTCAAACATTGCATATCCAGTAACTGCTGACTGTAATAGATTCTGTTGTGTACCTGCTCCATCTTTACCAGTAAATGATTTTGCAAAATCTCTATTTATTTTTCTCTTAAAATTTGTGCCTAGGCCTCTTACCTTCTTAAGGTCATCTATACCAATAGCAAATGGGTCTACGTGTTCTTTTTCTTTCTTAAATGAAAATAGGTCTGAGCTATTTTTAACAGATACCTCGTATGTATCTTCTGGTCCATCTTCTAAAAATTGTGTCATTTTACTGCTCCCCCTCTTAAGACTGAGTCTTTATATTCTCCAATATCAAGTGGATCTGGAGTAAGTCCCCATTTAAGTCTTTGGTTTTGATGTTCAAATTCTTCATCATCAATTTTTCTTTTACCTGAAAGAAATTTAGGTTGGCCTTCGCTAATGCCATAATGTCTAACAGCATCTGCAAGTGCGGCAATTTTAGATCTGTTGCCTTTTGTAGATGTTATAGAAAGAAAATTGCCATCATCGTCACCGATCCATCGGCCATCTGGCATTTCCCATACGTATATGCCTAGGCGTGTCTCTTCAATAATTTGGCTTTTTTGATTTAAGATTTCCATATGTAACCCAGTTTACCATTATTCCTAGCAAAAGTCCATCTTCTGTACTAGTCTGTGACAATATTTTTAATATATTGTAGGCTATACGTCAAAAGATCTGATGAAGTAGGCTGTATTGTCTTGACCATTAGCACTTTCTGAAAAATTTATACCTGGGTCCTGCACTGTAAATGAATTATCTGAGCAATATAGATTATAATTCTTTAAGGCTTGTGAAGCGGTAAATGGAGTCTCATAGAATGCTAAATTGCTATAGGTATTAGATCCACCATATTCTGATCCGTTTTGACTCTGATTAAATTTAATGCTTGTAGCAACTGCGCTTAAGACTATTAGTATATGGTGTGAAACTCCACTTAAAAGGAATTCAGATATATTTGTAGATGCAGTTCTATTTATACCATTAACGTATATTGCGCTAATTCCATTTTTTGTTATTGCCCCCGCATTAGTCCATTTAAAGGATGCAGCATTTGATGAGAATAAAACATTTTTTCCTTCTCTTGGGGTAAAAAACATTTCAATGGTTCTTGGCTGTATTGCAAGATCTACAGAGAATCCATGTCCTGAAATCATGGAAAGACCATTATATTTATTTTGCATTCTTACTGGGTAATTGTAATATCCAAGTGAATAGTCATAGTCCGAATATACTTTTCCTCCACCACTGTCAGAATAAAAGTCTTTGTTAGAATATAAATCAATTTCTAGCTTATCAAAATAAGGCAAATCAGAAGAAGAATCAAGCGTCGTCATTGTCACACGAATATCTAATATTGGCCCAATTAAATTTTCATTTTTGTTGTAGTATGGTAAAACAGAATTATTTTTGCATGCCTTCCATTCTTGTCCTGGAACTTTAGCTTCTACTAATATATTTTCTACATCTTGGCCATAAGATATTCTAGAAGAAACAATTGTTTCTGGATTAGGAACATAAAGCCTTTCTTCAAATATAAAAGTTTTTGTTTCTGGTAATATTGTTTGTGCAAACTCTATTCTTTTATAGGTTGGATTATAGTATGCATCTCCCGAAACTATAGAATCTAAAGATTTTAATCCAGGATATCTGTAGGATACATCTGGTTTTATAAACACAGAATTTAATGAGAATAATGTGCCATCTTTAGAATAAACAATTTGTGAGTATTTTGTTTCTTTATATCCAACCATATAATGAGATAAAATTTTTGTATTTTCAATTTCATAATTATAAATTGCTGCAGAATCTACTATAAATTTTTTACCAGTATTAGCTGGACCAATTTTTATTGCAAGTGACTCATTGATAAATTTAAATCCTGAAGTGATTAATTTTTCAGAAACAAGGACTCCATTTATGTATAATGAAATTTTGTCTTTAGAAAATGTACCTACTATATGCATAACTTGATTTTTAGTTACTTTGTAAAATATTTTTTCTTGTTCTGTACATTTAAATATTACATTTTCATTATTATAAAATAGTCCTATTTTATTTGTTGCGTCTCCAAGTATTAAATATTCTTCTGAATCAGATATATCTGGGCTAAACCATATCTCAAATGCAAATGGGCTATCTGGATTTTTAGAAGTAGCAATTCCTAAAGCTTTTAAAGACAGGTCTATATTTTCATTAATTTCTGTTCCTCTAATACCCGCTCCAACTATGGGCAATACTTCCATGGCAGAAGCATCAATTGCATATCCTTCCATTGCATTACCAGAATAATCTTTTATTGGCAGACCACTTACTGCTGCATATGAAATCCCATTATCTCTTAAATCTGCGTATGTTGAAAATAATGATGTTAAATTACTGTATACGCCAGCAGCACCAGAACGAACTTCATCTAGTAAAAAAAATGAAAGTGGATTATCTTTTAAGACAGTATATTTATATGACATGTCTTACTGCTCTTCTAGGGCTTTAACTCTCGCTGTAAGCTCTTGTACTGCTTTAATAAGTGGAGCAATAAACTGATCATATCTAAGTCCTTGCATTGAATCTTCTACTGACATGTCCATCTTTACCCAACCAGCAAAGTCAGATACTCCAGATGCGTCTAAAACTTCTTTTACTTCTTGTGCAATAAGTCCATAATGAGTTCTTGATCCAGGAATAGAAACTAGATCGCCGTCAACTATTTCTTTGCCACCTTCAATAAACTTATAGCTTACTGGATTTAAATCATTTATAAAATTAAGGCCGAGTGTAGATACAGATACATCCGTTTTTAATCTTTGATCAGAAGTATTTATAGTTCCAGTGTTAGAATATATTGTTTTCCAAAATCTGTTTGATGTAACTCCTGAGCCAGCATCAATTGGCTGACCAATTGAATACAAATTGTTTGCAAATGGATACCAATTAGAGTTTACTCCATAGCCAGATGAAATTGGTATATTTAAACTTATTGTAGTTGGAATTGGATCAATTGTTGCGCTAGAACCAGGTATGCCTTGTATTCCCTGTGCGCCAGTTGCTCCAGTTGCGCCTCTTGGAATTGTAAATGCAAACACAGCATTTGTTGCTGTTCCAGTATTTGTTACTGAAGCATTTGTTCCAGCAGCACCTGTTGTTGTAGTTCCAACGGCTACTGTTGTTGGGCCTTGCGGACCCTGCGGACCCTGCACTCCTTGAGGACCTTGTGGTAAAACTAAATTTAATGTTTGTGTTGGGCTTGTTCCAGTTATGGTAGCATTTGGAGTAACTCCACTAGTAACGGTGCCAATCTCTAAAACATTTGATGGGCCTGGGCCACCAATAATTCCATCTATTCCTCTAGGTAATGTTAAGTTTAATATAGCATTAGAAGATGTCCCAACATTAACAACTGATGCTGGAGTAGATGCGCTAACAGTAGTTACAGTACCTACGGATAAGGTGCCTGAAGGACCCTGTGGGCCTGGATGAGAGGCTATGTATGCGGCTATGTCAGTACCAAGGTTTCCAAGGTCTCTGGGGACGTCTGGGGTGTCTGTATAGTCTGGGAAACGCCAGTTATTTATACCTGTGTTAGTCATTTTTTTATTATACCACCGATCTACTTAATATATACGTGTGCAGGGCTCATATATCTAGTACCAGATGTAATTGGTTTTACTTCATGAATATATGGCTCTTGCGATGGGAACATTATTAAACTTCCAGCCTTTGGCTTAATAGTAATATTATGATTTGGAAAGCTAATTTCTCCGCCTTCATAGTCATCATTAATATATGCAACCAAAGAAAATGCCAAATCTTTATTTCCATCTTGACCATCAAAATGTGGGCCCATGGACTGTCCTTCATTCCATGCTTTAATAGTAATTCTATCAAGATTTAAATTATAATTATTTTTATCTAAATTACGTATAGCTAAATATCTTTCTGTGCACATTTCAAATGCCATTAAAATACTATTAGCAATGTATAATGTTCTTTTATCTATAGAGTCTGACCCAGTAGAAATTTTTAAATTATCTTTGTTGATAACTTTTGTTTTGCCATATACAAGACTACTATCATTGCTTGCCGTCCAATTTTCCCATTTTGATATTCTTGAATAAGATTCTGGTTCATCATCTATAGTATCAATAAATTTTTTTAGGTCTTCTGGAAAACTTAGTACATTTTCCCAATACCAGATATCATTTGAAAGTGGTTTTAGGTCAAACATTTGAAATTGTTTAAATTCAATATTATTTTCCATACTAGTTCTCCACTTCTGAAGCTGGATAAGTTTCTCCAGCATTAGTTATTCTTAATCCTTTATTACGAATTTCTTCCCACTCAACAGCTTCTATTTTTTGATGAGCTCTAACTTCTGCAAGCTCTGTGGCCCAAGCATCTCTTATTTCTTGTGGATAATCTGACTCTTCTCTATCATCCCAAAAAGATCCCAGCGTATATCTAATATTTTTCTTGACTGTTGTAACTTCATGAGTATTTTCAAATCCACCAGCAAATGTTGCCATTAACCCAGTTTTTGGCACAATGGTGAGACCATGTTTAAAGTTTAATATGCCATCTTCAAAGTCATCATTTAAATAAATAAATGTTGCATATCTACTTCTAGTAAATGCACCAGATTTTCCTTCATTGTCTGTATTATCTGAGTGCATATTAGCAAATGCTCCAGGTGCCCATCTTTGAGAGTGCCAGCTTATTTGCGACATCTGCTCAGGATTTTTACCTGCCATATCTGCTGTTGCATCAATGACTCGCTGTCTCAATACTTGAAAAAAATCTCCTGGTAATCCGCATGCAATTGTATCTGGGTCATTTACTTCTGGCATACCAGAAGAATAAGACTCATAAAAAGAAATTGGCATCCATTTTAATTCTTCTTTTTCCATTTTAATTGCTAAAACTTCAATTACAGATTTGCATTCTTCTGGAGTAAGAAAGTTTTCATAAGTTACAATATCTGACTTATGTCTTGTTATAATCATATCTCTTTCCATGTTACATCATCTCCTTTGGATACTGGTCATGTAATTTTTCTTCGCTACCAAATTGTTTTTTAATATGATCTTCGTAAGAAACTAATACGCCATCATTAAAATAAAGCATATTTCTTTTATCCTCATTGTCTATTCTTTCTTGTTCCATTTTTGCCCATCTGTAAGCACCAAATTTTCTTTGGTTTGCAAGCCATTCTTCTGTTCCATTGTGAGGAGTCATAATAAAGTTTCTAACAAAAAACTTTTCATTTGTGTTAATTGTTTTAACACCATGATAATATGGTTGAGTAGATGGAAATACCAATATGTCTCCAGGCTTAGGCTTATGATTAATTATTGTCCCATCAATATAAAATTCAATATCTCCACCATCATAATCATCATTTATATACATTGTACAGGTTATAAAAAATTTATCTCCAGGCATATCTCTTTGTGATGTAATATGATCTGTATGATATTGCATTGTTAAATTATTATTTAAATTATTTATTCCTGCATTATATTTAGAATATGAAGCTCCGCTAAATCTCCACCCTTCTGGAAGGTTAATTTTATGTCTTTCAACATAATCTAAAATAACTTTATTATATGCAGACTCTACATCTTCAACAAACTTTTTTTCTTCAATAAACATTTCATGTGACAAAACATCATCAGCAACTTCTCTTATATCTTTTTTTTGTGTGTAAGTTCCAAAATGTGCCCATGGATCCCAAGTCTTTAAAAAATATTTGCCTTCAGAAGTTTTTTCAGATTTATTCATAGTTTTATATAAAGCTTCTGGATCTTCTAATACATTTCTGTATACATCAATTTTTGGATAAAGTTCTATATAGCTTAATTCACTCATGGCTGTTTTTCTCCTGTATGTTTATTTATCGTCCAAAAAAATGGCGATGTAAATCTATTTCCAGATTTTACTGGGCGGACACCGTGTGTATAATACATATCACCTGGGAAAAAATATGCTGCTCCTGCAACTGGCTGAAATTCAATTCCATGCTGTGGAAAATATAATTCTCCACCTTCATAATCATCATTAAAATAAAATAGTCCAGCTAGGTCATACCAAGGGAAGTCATTTGCTCTTCCTTTTTCTGGGCCAGAATGAAATTCTTTATCTGCGTGTGGTTCCTGACGAGCTCCAATGGGCCATCTAACAATTGCAGGTCCAGTTTCTTTTGCATCAACATTAAAAAATGCATCTACTTCTATTTTTAATCTATTAATCATGCTATAAATCAAATCTAATATAGAAGGATCTGAAGCCATTAAAGAATTATAAGTGCATACTCTGTCTTCCCAAACAGTGTGATCATACAAAACTAATCCATCTGCATCTCTGTGAGTTTCAGTTATATCCCAAATTTTATTATTCAGAGCAAAGTCCATTAGACGCTTGCGTTCATCTAAACTTAAAAAATCTTTTATTTCAACAATGTTATCTATTGAGTTTCCAAAAAATCCAGATGGAGTTATAGACTTTGGTGGTTCATGTGACCAAGCATTTGACGGTTTCATTTATTTCCTCTTCATAATACATAAAAAGTGCTGTTTATCTAATTTTACCATATAATCATTTTCTTTCTTCTACTTCAAATTTAAAGCTTGTTATTTCATGTTTTCCTACTATATTACCTTTATGATCTATTCCTTTTTTATACCAATCTGAAGTTCTCATATTATCCATTCCATATTTGGTCATGGCATCAACGTAATCTCCATCATGAACCGTATCTGAAATTGATTCTTCTGAAATAACTGCCTTTATATTATTTATCTCTTTTAGTGAAATTGGCAATACGGCTGCAACAGGGGTGCCAGCCTTTATTGTTATAATTTTGTTAGGAGAAGTTACTTTCCAAACTACATGTAGTGCTCCAGTGTAAAATGAACTTGATAAAATTGATGTAAAACATTGAGCTCCATCTATAAATTGATTTGGAACTGGCATTGTTACTATGCTTAAGTCTTCTTCTGTTTTAAAAACTAGATTAGTGGGAAATCCAATAACTCCACCGCCTCTTTCAAAATAACAATGTTCTTCTCCAGATAAAATTTCTATATCACCATCGGGACCTTGCTTATTGCTACCATGCCAAATAAAAGATATATCTTTTGGAAAAGATATTGCCCAACCCATTTTGTTTGGAAGAGTTATTGGAAAACAATTATAGCCATATTTATTTTCATGCATCCACTCTCTATCTGTTTCAAGTGGGGATAAAATTGTTTCTGGACCGCCTGTTTTATAAACTTGTATTGTTTTCATTATTTACCTTTAGTCTTATTGCTTTAATTTGATGTTTCCCTATACTGTTTTTTAAATGATCTACTGCATCTCTATAAAAATTAGACCAAGTAGCTGATCTATTAAGATTATAAACAACATTTGAATATTCAGTTGAATCAAATTTTTGCTGAGGTGCCGATGACATAGGCTCAAAGTTAATTTCTGAGTTTTGAAGTCCTTCTAGATCTATAGGTAATATTGCAATTATTGGAGTCCCCGCTTTAATTGTTATAATTTCATTTGCTTTTGTTATCATCCAAGCACACGGCAATTCCCCAGGGAAAAATGATGTACTTACTAAAGTTGTAAATGGAACAGCACCTTCAAAAAATAAATTTGGGACAGGCATAGATAAAAGACTTGTATTTTCATCTGTAACAAACATTAAGCCTGTATTAAAACTTATTGTTCCATTAGCTCTTCCAGAATAAGCATATTTTTCTCCAGATAAAATTTTCACATGATCTGGAGTACTATCGCAAATACCATCCCATATAAAAGATATATCTTCTGGAAAAGATATTCCCCATCCTAATTGATTTGTAAGGCCTACTGGAAAACACTTGTATGCATGTGCATCATAAGTATTATCCATCCACTCTCTTTTAATAGAAAGAGGCGTAACTTCTCCGTAGCCTTCTCTTATAGTATAGGCTTTAATTTTATGCATAAGAATTTTTGCCAGTTTTTGCGTCTTCTTCAACCCATCTGGCTCTTGCTTCAAAAAACTCTTGTTTGTGGGCATGATCATTATAATCAAGCATCGTAACTATAGAAAATTTTTGTCCTTCAATTACTGGCATTGCTCTATGAGAAAACAAATAGGTAGATGGGAAAATATATAGGTCTCCAGCTTTTGGCTTAATGTCTAAGCCAATTTTAGGAAAAAACAAATTACCGCCTTCATAATCATCATTTATATATGCTACTAAAGACACTGTTGCACTATATGAAAATCCATGATCTGCATGCTCTTGAAAATGCTGTCCTTTGCCATATCGTATGCAATTCATAACTTCCCAAAAATTCATTTTTACATTGTATTTATTACAATAATCTTGAACTGCAACATCTTGTACTTTTTTTAAATCAGACCACAAATCAGCAACTAGCGTTTGAGTTTCATTTGTTGGATTATTTATTTCTCCAACTTTAATATCTTCACAATCTCTGTATGAAGGTCTTTTTTCGCTGTATCCAACAAATCCAAAAGTCCAACTAAATCTTGATTCATTGTCTCTGATAGATGCTTCTCCAATTGAGTTAAGTCTATCTATTACATTTAATTCTTTTTTAATTACATCTCTATATACCCAGACTCCTGGGAAAAGTTCTTCTTTTGATGAAAATCCATATGGGCTGTTTGTAGTAGTCATACCTTTATTGTATCATTTTGAATTTACAAAGACAATAGCAAAAGAGGGGCAGCTTGTAGGCCACCCCTCTTTTATAGATATTTATGCTATTGCTATAAAGGAATTAACTATAAACCATGGCTGTGGAGATGTTCTAACATCATAAACAGTTGATTCTGCTTCATCCTTTTCTATTGAAGTTACTGGAACCTCTGATACTGATCCTTCAGAATCAACATGTAGGATTATTTCTCCTATTTCAATTTCTCCAGCATTTTTATAAGTAATTCCTTCTGGGGTTTTTACAAATATTGGCTGAGTAATTGAGTAATCTTTTCCTCTGTAATTAAATCCTATTAATGTTGAAGTTTTTTCTGTAACAGAAACAACTTGACCATCTGTAAATTTAACATTTTCTGGAAGTGATTCAGAAATTTTATTTGAAGTTATTGATTCAAGATTAATATGACTTCCGTCAATAGTTAATATTGCATCTCCAACTTTAATATTTTTAGCTTGTACCCATCCATCTGCAGTAAATATTACTGAGTCTGGTGATAAACACTTGCCCTTAAATCCTGGTGGAGCAAAGAAGCTTGGTGGGGCAAACCAGAATCCTGGTGGAGCAAAGAAGCTTGGTGGGGCAAAGAAGCTCGGTGGGAAGAACGGTGGGAAGAACGGTGGAGCAAAAAAGCTCGGTGGAGCAAAGAAGCTCGGTGGGAAGAACGGTGGGAAGAACGGTGGAGCAAAGAAGCTCGGTGGGAAGAACGGTGGGAAGAACGGTGGAGCAAAGAAGCTCGGTGGGAAGAACGGTGGGAAGAACGGTGGGAAGAACGGTGCTAGAGTTGTAATAGTGGCTGTATTACCTGAAGCAATTGATCTACCATTAGCGTTATCTGCATAAATATTATAATATTGAGAAGTATTAGCAGTATCTGCAATTACTATTGATGTAGATGCTGTGTTACCAGATGTTCCATCATTTCCAACAATATAATAATTTGTTATTGCTGATCCACCATTATTTGGAGCTGTCCAAGAAATAGTGTTTTGATTAATTCCTGCAGTTGCAGTTGCACTTTGTGGATCTTGAGGTACAGTTGTAGCTGTAACAGAATTAGATGCTTCAGATGGAGCTGATGTTCCTGCTGCATTTGTTGCGGTTACTGTAAATGTGTAAGCAACTCCTGACTGAAGGCCTGTAACTGAAATTGGAGATGATGCCCCAGTTCCAAGAAAGTTTCCTGGAGAAGAGGTAACAGTAAATGAATCTGCAGCATTTCTTGAGTCAGCTGTAAAAGTTACATCTGCCCGTCCATTATTGAAAGCTCTACTTGAGCCTACATTTGTTGCTGTACCAATTGTTGGAGCATACGGAGCTAAGAAGTCATTAGCTCCTTGGCTCATTCTACCTGCTTGTTTTGACATTTATATATTCTCCTTTAATCCGATTACGCTGATAGGTCTCCAAAGACCAACCATCCGCTTGAAGTTTTCATTGCTGTTACAACTGAGTTTGTAGTTCTAAACTTAAGTCCTGGTGTTCCTACTACGGAGTTTGTTGAAGCAAATGATGCTCCTGTGCCTGAAGCCTGGTAGAAATCAATTGACTGTCCAGTTGAATATCCTGTTGCAGGAAGAGTAATAACTACTGCTCCATCTACTGGTACAAATTTATCTTGTTCTCCTGCTGCAAGTGTTGCTGATGCTGCAAAAGATGATGCAAATGTTGTTATAGAAGGAACTGCTGCTTGTGTTTGTGTTCCATCAGAGAATACAATCCCTGCTGCTCCAACTGTTACTGTTCCAGTAAATGTTGGTGAGGCAAGAGGAGCTTTAGTTGCAACTGATGCAGTTAATGCTGAACCAGCACTTTGATCTGTTGCAATATAATCTGCAATTTCTTTAAGTGTATCAAATGCTGCTGGTGCACCATTTATAACTGCTGTGACTGATGCTGTTGCAGATGCAATTGCTTCTGATTTAGCAGTTGCTATTGCTGTAGCCTGTGCTGTAGATACTGGCTTTGCTGTATCGGCTGTATTATCAACATTTGCAAGGCCTACTGAAGACTTTGTAAGTGCTGCCACTGCTGTAGATACCTTTGTATCTGCTGCAGTACCTGCTGCTGTAATAGCTTCTGATTTAGCAGTAGCAACATTTGCTGTAGTTGCTAGAAGTGAAGTATCTGAAATTCCGTGAATGTTTGTTGTATCTGCTTCGTGATTTGCAAGAGCAGTTGTACCTGCTGCAAGCTGTGTCTGTATAGGAGATGTAACTCCATCTACGTATCCAAGCTCTGTTGAGGAAACATTTCCAATTGATGTTGTACTTGGAAGAACTACTGTTCCTGTAAATGTTGGTGAAGCAAGTGGGGCCCGTAATCCAAGTGCTGTATCAAGACCTGAGATCTTTGATGTTGCAATTGCTGCTTCCGCTGCAATATGTGCATTTGATACAGCGCCTGTTGCAATTTTAGTAGAGCCAACTGCTGCTGCGGCAAGTTTTGCCTCAGTAATTGCTGAGTCAACAATTTCAACAGTTCCAACAGAGTTATCTGTCATGTGAGCTAATACAATTGAATTGTCTGCAATTTTAGCAGAAGTTACTGATCCTGCTGCAAGCTTTGATGAATCAACTGAAGCGCTTGCAAGCTTTGCTAATGTTACTGATCCTGATGCAAGTTTTGTTTCAACAACTGCACCTGCTGCAATTTTAGGTTCAGTAATTGCATTTGTTGCAATTTTATCTTCTGTAACTGATGCTGCTCCAAGCTTTCCTGTAATAACTGAACCATCTTCAATTTTACCGCTAGTAACTGCATAAGCTCCAAGCTTAGCTGCTGTAACTGTCATATCTTCTAATTTTGCTCCAGTAACGGCACCATTTTTAATTTTTGCTGTTTCAACTGAATCTGTTGCAAGCTTCTCTGCTGTAACTGCTTGGCTTTGAATATTTGCGGTTGTAATTGAACTATTTGGCAATGCTGCGGTTCCAGTTGCTGTAATTGAAACTGCCTGAATTGCATTTGAATCTAAGTTAAATAATGCTAAATTATCTAAATTAGCTTGAGCAAAATTTATTGTTGTTGTTGGTTCGTCTGTAACATCTTTGAAAAGCTTCCATTTATTATCAGAAGCATCTCTTACTAGTCCTGTATGGTTATATACACCAGTGTTATGTCCAGCTACAAAGCCTAAATCTAATGAGCTTGAATTATTATTTTCAGCAATATATAGAAGTGTATCTTCTATAGAAACATTTTGAGTATTTAATGTTGTTGTTGTACCATTAACAATTAAATTAGCATTTACTGTTACATTTTCTGCTGTTACGTTACCACTAGTAATTACGTTTGTTGAAAGTGATTGTAAATTTAATTGTGCCTCTGGGACCTTACCTAAATTATTTAATGAAGCAACTCCATTGGCTACTCCTCTATCTGCAACCTCTAAATAATCTGTAAGTGAGTTATTTATTCCACTAACTGCAGTATCTGTATAGGATGCTGCTGCTGCTTGTGCTGCGGCTGCTTTTGATGTTGCTTCTGCAATAGCAAATGTTTTAGTTGAAACTACATCTGTATCTACAGTTACAGTAATTGTATTTGCGCCATCATTATAAGTCTTTGTTAATCCTGCTCCTACTGATAGTGCTTGATTGATAGCATCTTGGGAAATTTCACCAATTGCTGCAGCATCTGAAGCCGCATAGGAAAGAGCAGTCCATGCATCTGTTCCATTACCAAATTTAAATTTGTTTGTGTTTGTTTCAACACCCATTTCACCTGCAGCCAATACTGGATTTGCTGCGGTCCATTCTGAAGATAAACCTCTACGTACTTGAATTCTTACTGTTGACATTATGCCACCCCTTTAATTTGATATATTGAAATTATAGCATTTAAACCATTACAATTTAGCATCATGCTACTAATGCTCCTGAATCAAAAGTCATTCCAAATTCAGTAGTTGAAGGGTCCCCTCCAAGAACATATTTACTTGTTCCTGATGGTGTTACTCCATTTGCCTGAATGATATAGGTTGGCTGACCATTATAGTCAATGGCTAGTCCAACATCCATAAATGACAACATTGTGTTCTCATTTGGAATTTCTGAATACAAAGCTATAGGCTGCCAAGTTCCATTGATCTGGACTTGTAGCCTACTTGTTGCTGCATCAAAAGATAGTGGGGCTGTTCCTAATACAATATTAGAATCAAACGTTGCAGTGCCTGCTACGTTTAACCCGTTCTTTACTTTAAAGTTTTTATTTACTGTTGCCATTTAAGTTCACATATCCCCTAATTGTTTTTGTGGGGTTTTGGAAGGACCCCATACCTTTTATTTAATTACTTAATTAATGTTGCCATTACTGTTACTGTAGTATTTGGATTTACTGTGATAACATCAACATTGATGTATCCTTGTCCATATGAAGCTGAGGTTGTTCCCAGATCTCCATTTGTACCGACTGAAGCATACTCTGTGATTGCTATGTTGTTTGAAGCATCTGATGAAAGAAGAACTTCTGAAACCTGAGTATGTGTTGCAGTTTCAAATTTAACAATTAATTTAGCTGTTGGGAAATCTGCTTTTAGCCAGCTTGTAGCTACTGCATTTCCAGCAGATGTTAATGTTGCCTTTGTTGCTTTCTGTGAAGTTGTGTTGCTTATATTTACTTCTGAGAATCTTGAAGTTCCTTGTGCTAATGCGTTTACAGCATTTGCTGCTGTGACTTCTGCTGCTGCCTGAGCTGCATTGGCCTTAGATGTTGCGTCAGCTGCTGCTGTCGCTACTGAGGCTGCATCGCCTGATACTCTAAGAGCAGCTTCTGCTGCTACCTTAGATGTTGCGTCAGCTGCTGCTGTCGCTACTGAGGCTGCATCGCCTGATACTCTAAGAGCAGCTTCTGCTGCTACTTTTGTTGTTGCATCACTTGATGCAGTGGCTTCTGCTGCAGATCGTGCTGCGTTGGCCTTAGATGTTGCGTCTGCTGATGCTGTTGCAATAGCTGCTGATTGAGCTGCTGAAGCGGATCCGTATGCATCAAATGTATTAGGCTTTACTGTAAGATTGCCTGCACCATCGACTGCAAATGTTCCTGCGTCTACAGATTTTACAAGAGTGGCACCGCCAACAAGATTGAGAATATAAGCATTCCCGCCTGTTTCTGTAAGTATGTTTTGGCCATTGATTGTACCTGTAGTACCTTCAACTATAAGGCCCGATTTAATTCTAAAGTTTTTTGTTACTGTTGCCATTTATATGACTCCTCTTGTTGCTTTTTTTATTATGCTTTAAGCGCTGTTCTGACGTATCTAACTGAGATAGAACCAGAAACAGGGGTGACTCTTAGACTAATTATACCTGAGTTTTCTTCAAAGGTATAACTAAATATGTTGTTGTTTGTGTTTGAGATAATGTTTGCTTCTGAAACCATTATGTTTGTTCCATCGTGAGAAACAAGAATCTCTGATGTATACACATCGGAACCCTTTGTCACCTGAATGTTATACTTAGCAGTTCTCCATGTGTTCTTTGCAAAGGAATCTACGTTTGTAGGATTCTCAATACCATAAACTGCAAGGTCGTTGTTGCCTTCCAATCCTAAAAGCTCTTGGATTGTATCTGTGCTATTTCCTAGATCAGTCAATACTGTTTCAATAGTTGAAACTTTGTATGTAAGTGATGATGGATCTGTTGAACCGTTTACGCCAACTTTTGTTTCTAATGCTTCAATAGCATCATTTGCATTGGTGTGCTGTTGGGAATGAGATGGTGATGCTAATGTATCTGAACCATTTGGATTAACAAGCTGATCGATACTGTTTGGATAATTGGTGGCCAATTGACTACCCCCTATGTGTGATTATGTTGCTTAGATAATTATACCCTACAAAAGTTTATTTGACGCCAATTTTATTTTTATATTCTAAATCTTCCCAAAATAATGATATCGTATATCTAGTTCCAGACTCTACTTTTTTGACTCCATGCAAGCTGTGCTCATCTCCCTTTAAACATATTAAAGTTCCAACTTCTGGCTTTATAATAAAGTTGTGTTCTGGGAAATAAAGCTCGCCTCCAGTGTAATCTTCATTTAGGTATACCAAAGATGAATAATGTTTTGTTTGAAACATCTGGCCAAATGTATCTAAAAAGGATTTTGGTATGTTATGTCTAGCAAGTTTTTCATAGTCATGGTCAGGTTCTTCTTCATAAAAATAATCAAGGTGAGGGGTCTGTTCTCTTCCAATTCTCCATCTATTAATTAAATATTGTTCTGTTTGTAATCCAGTAACATTAAATTTTTCTTCCATATGGATTTTCATTCTATCTGCCAATAAATCATAATATTTTTGGTTAATGCCATATCTTTCTGCAAATCCAGGACGGGTTATATTAATGCACATTCCATCCCATTGAGATACAGAGTATTGAAGGTTTCCCGCAACATTTTCTTTTTTTGGATAATTAAGATCATAGTCTAATGACCATAAAACTTCTGACATTTCTTTAACCTTTAAAATTTCATCACATTCTTCTTTTGATAAAAAGTTTTTTATAATTCTAATATTTGGTTTTTCAAGGTCAAAGATAGTAGTCATTTATTTTACCATTTGCCCAAAGGACAGACTGCTTTTTCCATTCCTGTTTTAATTTTCATTATACAGCCACATTGCTTGCATTGTGTTGTAGCTGATATAAATTCAGGGCATCCTTTACAAATGCTATATCGTTCTTCTTTTTTTTCATCTGTTGTCCATTCAGTATTTGGGTTTAACATATCCCAAGGTTTCACTGCATTTGGATCAACTAAATTTGCTTTTATTGTTTGCCATCTTGAAGTCATATTTAATCCTTCTTAAATGATGTACCGTCCCATTTCCAGCCCTCTGCTTGTGCTGGAAAATCCGATACGCTTATTGGCAAATCGGTAAAATTTACTATTGTTGGATTACTAGATAAACCAGATCTTAATATTTCTGTTTCTAAATTTCCTTTAGGTACGCTAAACCACCCAGCATATTCTCCATCGACAAGGACCATAAATACTTCCCCGTCAAAATCTTTATTATCAAGCATTATTAATCTCCTTTTTTATAAATTATAGCATAATTATTAAGCTATAGCTATAGTTGAATTTACAATAAACCAAGGTTCTGGTGAAGTTCTAATATCATAAACTGTAGACTCTAAATCATCAATTTGAATTGAATCTACTATAATTTCAGAAATTTCTCCTTGAGAATCAACGCTAATTATTGCGTCTCCAACTTTGATATCTCCAGCATTTTTATAAGTAATTCCTTCTGGGGTTTTTACAAATATTGGCTGAGTAATTGAGTAATCTTTTCCTCTGTAATTAAATCCTATTAATGTTGAAAGCTTTGTTTCTACTGAAACAACTTGTGAATTTGAAAATTCAACATTTGTTGGGAGCGGTTTAGATGTTTTGTTTAAAGTTACGGATTCAATGTCAATATCATTTCCATTAATTGTAATAATATTATCTCCAGGCTTAATGTCTTTTGCTTTTACCCAACCAATATTAGTAAATATTACTGAGTCTGGTGATAGACACTTGCCCTTAAATCCTGGTGGAGCAAAGAAGCTCGGTGGGAAGAACGGTGGAGCAAACCAGAACATGGGTGGAGCAAAGAAGCTCGGTGGGAAGAACGGTGGAGCAAAGAAGCTCGGTGGGAAGAACGGTGGAGCAAAATAATCTGGATGATCGCCTTGACATATATTTGGACAAGATCCTGGTGTTATACACCAAGTTCCATTTCCATAAGTTCCACAAGCTCCGCCATAACTATTACATGTATTACAATCGTAAGTAGGTGGGGTTGCAGGTGGAGTAGCAGGCGGAGTTGCTGGTGGTGTGGATGCTGGAACACAGCCAGTGCTTGTAACTATATTTGGACAACCTGACGGAGTCCAGCAAACATATGTGTTTTCTATTCCAGAAGGACAGATGTAAGTTTCTACTGGTCTTGTGCTTGAATAACTTTGTGTTGGAGAACATGAACTACAATCTACGACTGGTGGAGTTGAAGGTGGAGTTGCTGGTGGAGTTGCAACAGGTACGCAACCAGTTGCTGTAATTATATTTTCACAATTTCCTGGAGTCCAACAAACATGATAATTTTCTGTTCCAGAAGGACAAGCTGCGTTTGGTCTGGTGCTATCATAACTTTGTGTTGGGGAACATGAAGTACAATCTACGACTGGTGGAGTTGAAGGTGGGGTAGCAGGCGGAGTTGAAGGATTGGTAGATCCACAAGATATGTATCCAGTAGTATTGCAAGAACGTGAGTATCCAGATCCAGATGCAGAATTATCAAATGCTGATGTTGTATATCCGCAGTTGCCGACCCCACCACCATTATAGCTTTCGGTGCAGTACCAAATACTTGTTGGTGCTACACAAGTAGTATCTGTAGTTATATTGTCACAAGAGCCTGGAGTATAACAGACATAAGTGTTTGTTATACCAGATGGACAAGCAGATGATGGTCTGGTACTAGTATAACTTGATGGTCCACAAGTTTGACAAGCTGCTTCATTACAATTAACTCCATTTTGACAAATAACTGTTGTTGGTGGAGTTGCTGGTGGAGTTGCTGGTGGAGTTGCTGGCGTACAAGCTGCTTGTTGTACTGCTGCTAATGCTTCTGCTGATGTTGCTCTATATACAAATTTAGAAAAAGTTCTACTTCCAATGCTATCATAATCTCCAGGCATAGTTGCATTAGTAAATGGACCGCTTACTGATGGAGGCATGTAATATGTGCCATTTTGAAAATCACATCCAGAAGATCCAATATAATAAGTTACTGAAGTAGCAGGACCAGTAGATCCACATGCTGGATATGGACCACCAGCAACACATGATCTTGAATATCCAGAACCAGACCCAGAATTATTAAATGAAGATAAGGTATATCCACAATTGCCAATTCCTCCGCCATTATATGATTCAGTACAATACCATTCTGTTCCTACTGGTACACAACCAACATCTGTAGTTCTATTGTCACAAACTCCTGGAGTTATACAAACTTGTTGAATCATTGTTCCAGATGGACAAACGCTAGTAGCAACATTTGTATTTATGTTGTATGTACGTACACAAGCTTGACATGCTGGAGTTAAACATTTTGCTGCAGTATCACAAAGTGCAGCTGAAGGTAGCATTGTTACAGAATTGCTGCTATATATTTTTTCTGTCAATCTTAAATCAGTAGTTAAAATTTGAACAGAAGATGATATTTGAGTATTATCATAAGATGTGTTAGTACTAAAATCTACTGATTGTCCAACACCAAACGTCATTGGTACTCCATTAGAATACCATTCAATAAGATAATTATAGATAGAATTTTGATTTGTCCATGTACCATTTGTTGAAGTTACTGTTCTTCCATTTAAAGAAACTGTTGGAGCACCTTCATTAACTGGCAATGGAACTGTTGGATATTCAATAGATAGAGATGGAGAAGAAGTCCATGAAGTTTCTGTATATCTAGGTGCTGTTCCAGTAATTTGTACTGTAAATGCTCCAAATTTTGATCCGCCTACACCAAGTTCACTTATATCATAAGACGTTGCTAGTGGGTCATTCATGAATGATCCTGCGTATAGCTGTCCTTCATTATATATTGTCCAGCCAGTTTGTTGTATTAAATTTGTAGACCAACTTAGTCTTCCGCCCCAACTAAACGATGTCATTGTTGCTGTTACTGTAGCTTTAATTGGTTTTAGATCCATTACTGATGCATTTCTACCATATCCACTTAATGACATACCAGAAGCATTTGATGTATTCATTGGATTTATTAAAATTCCAAGTGTTCCAGCTGCTGAACCAGTATCAATAGTAAATTTACATGTTGTTCCTTGTATAGAATATACTCCCTTTGAAGCATCTGTATTATTTACCATGCTCATAATTTCAGTAAATGGAACTTGGGGTCCTTGATATTGCATATAGTAATCATTGGCGCCTTTTACTTTTTGCCAAGTAAATTCGACAATTCCGTTTGAAACTACATTTACGCTAATTTCTCCTAATGGAGCTGGCGCAATTACTGGGCTAGAAAGTGTGTAAACATCTTCAGAATTTTTTCCAGCAGAATTTATTGCTGTAACTTTGCATCTAACAGCATATCCAACATACTTTAAAGATTGATTTAAATCCCATTCATCTTCATTTAAAAATAAAGTACTAGATGTTTTGTCAAGTATATTTGACCAATTAGATGTAGGATAAGCAGCTTTTTGCCATTGATACTCAAATGATGTAGGTGAATTTTCCCATTGCCCATTGGTTGATATAACTGTTTCTTGTGCAGAATAAAAAAATGCGTTACCTTGTATAGATAATGTTGGTAAAGATGTATTTTTTGGTTTTAAATCTAGTAATGATTTCCATTCAGATCCATTCCATATAAATGCCGACTTTGATTCATTCCATGATGAACCATCATGAATTTGTATTTTTTTGAGTGGGTTCCAATTAGAACCATCAAAAATGTTTAGCGGCATTTCAGGCTCCTTTTAGTATTGGATGTAAATATCTCCAGCAGCATTTCCACTTGAAGGAGGGGTAATGTTTGTGCCATATGTAATTTTGTTTATATTAGAAGAAGAACTTCCGTTAGTGTAAGTTCCATTAATGTTTGATGCTGCAAGAGTTGCGGCTGCTGCAATTGATGTTGTTATTGCGGTTGGAATTGCAGACTCTAGTATCTTGCTGTCTGAACCAAGTCCTGCATAACCACCTGCAATATTTCTGTCTGATATAAGTGCATAATCTCCAAGAGAGTTATTTATTCCGTTTACAGCCGTATCGGTATATGTTTTTGCTTCTGTAAGAGCTGTTGTTAAGTTAACTGTTGTAGCATAACCAGGTATTATTGCTCCTGATGGCATTGTAACAGTACCAGTAAATGTTGGAGAAATTTTAGGTGCATAAGTTGATGCTGCCGTAGTTATATTTAATTTTGTTCCAAGCGAAGTTGTTATAGCAGAAGATGCTGTTTGGTCTGCAGCAATATAATCAGAAATTTCTTTAAGTGTGTCAAACGAGGCTGGTGCTGCAGCTACAACGTTAGCTATAGCAGCTGTTATATCTGAGGTTCTTGCAATTGTAGATGGTATTACATTATCTTGAATTTTAGTATTTGAATCTAAACCAGCTACTCCTCCAGAAACATTAATATCAGATAATGGTACATAATTAGTTAAATCATTTTGAATTTCAGTTCTTAAATCATCTACTGCTCCAAGTGCTGCACCTAGTTGCGCTGTTCTTACAGCAGCTGTTGCAGTAATTGCTCTTGAATTAGTAAAGTATAAATTAGATCCTTCTGGCAATTCAGATGTTGATGAAATTGCAGATGGTGCAGTAAAATTTGTTAAAGCGGAATCTACATATGTTTTAGCTTCAGTAACTTCTTGATCTACATATGATCTTGTTTGTGAAATAAGTGGGCCAACAATATTTTCTACTCTTGGCGTAGTAAAATAAAGTCTTGAGCCTTCTTCTATATCAGATGTTGTAAGAAGATTAATTGCTGTATTTGTAAATTGTTCTGAATTTTGATTAGCTAAAGAAAGTGCTTGATTTGCTTTAGTAGTTGCAATTGCAGTTGATTCATTAATTGCATCAGTAAATTTTGCTGCTGTGTGAGCATTAGCAGATGATAAAGCTTGTGTAGCTGATCCTTTTGAATCAAACAAACCTTCTACAGCAGTAATTGCTCTATTGTTTGTAAAATATTTATTTATTCCTTCAGCAATACTTGAAGTTGTTAGTACTCCTATTGCATTAGAAACTGCTATTGCAGCTTCTGCATCTAACGAAACTTGATCTGGTAATTGTGATAATGGCACTTTGCCAAGGCTATCAAGTGTTGCAACTCCTCCTGGCATCCCTGGATTTAAAATATATCCTGGCAAACTATTCCATCTTTGTGTACCATTACCAACTTTAAGCTTAAGTGTATCTGTTTCAATACCAACTTCACCATTCAAAAGTAATGGATTGTTTGCTGTCCAGTTTGCTGATATATCTCTTCTTAATTGAATTTTTAATGCCATTATGATCCTCCTCCGTCAAGCGATGGCGCATCAAAATCTGCTGAGCCGCCTCCCCCTGCTTCTGTATCTATTACTACTTCTGATCCATCAAAAAACCCTGCATCAAATAAATTTTCATTAACAAATGTAGGATTAGATAAATTATTATTAGGATCTCCGCCATCATAACCTACTATTTGTGGTAGAACTAAATTTGGTGTATTTGGGTTTGACATTGATTTAAAATCAATTTGATTTTGAATGTCAATTGTATGTACATCACCATCAAAAGTATGGGTATGCATATAAAATGGAGTTGGGTCAGTACTTGGTGGAGTAAGTTCTATCCATGTTGTTCCATTATGAACACGCAAATTTTTGGTGTTTGTGTTTATATAAATTTCGCCAACCTGTCCAAACTCTGGGTCTGCTGACAAAGCTAACAGTTTTAGTGGTACTAGCATTTGTCTTGACATTGTTAGCCTACTACAACTACTCTATATTCTCCAGCAGCTGGTGCAGAAGCAAAGTTAATTACTACAGCATTTGCAGTTGATCTTTGAACATCTGCTTCAACCTGAGCAAACGGCGTAGCTGCTTCAAATATTTGAACAGTTACATCTGTTGTTGCAAGATTATGTGTAACTGTATAAGATGTTGCTGATGAACCAAGTGTTTCTGCATATTTTCTAGCAATTGCATGGTAATTAGTTCCGTTATTTGTTAATGTCCATTTATCTGATGTTTCATTCCATAAAATTTCAACATCTGTTTCTGTTCCACGTTCAACAACAATTCCTGCGTCTGTTGTAGGCGCACCAGTAAATTTGCTATTAAGTTTTACCTTATTATCTTCTATATTAATCTGTGTTGTATTTACAGAGTTAACTGTTCCAATTACATTTAAGTTTCCGCCAACTTGTAAGTTTCCAGTAATTTCAACATCATCTGGTAATCCAATTGTGACTGCTGCATTATGTCCACTATTTGGAGAAACTGTAACTTCATTTGGTGTTCCAACAATTGTTGCAACATAGTCTCCAGTTGTTTGTGTGCTAAGTGGAATTACTAAATTTGCTTCGCTTGCGCTTGTAAGTCTACCTTGCTGATCAACTGTAAATGTTGGTACTTTTGTTATTGATCCATATGTTCCAGCTGTTACTGCGGTATTATCTAAATCTATTGTTGTTACATTTGTACTATCATTAAATACTTTTGTTAAACCAATTCCGCCTTCTACATATGACCCAATTGCGTCTGTAATTACTTCTAGAGAACCAGATGTGGATATCCACTCGGTACCATTCCAGAAATATAGAATATTATCGCCAGTATTGTAGTAAACCTGACCTGATACTGGACTGGAAGGCGCTGCGCCTAAGTTTTGAATTCTAGCATTGAGTAACTCATTTTTGTTAAGATCAATGCTAACTAAAAATTTTCTTGCCATTTTTTATCTCCTTTTTAGGACAGGTATGCTGTCCCCGAAAATGGCTGAGCCATTGTCAATGTTATTTGGTTAATACTATTATAGTCTATTCCAGTTTCTAACAAGTCTCCAGAGCTTGACTTGACTGATACGTTGGGGTGGAACTGCAAATTGTGATTTATTGACACAGAATATATACCCTGTATTGGTCCAGTAACTTGAGCCATTTCCCAAGAATACATATAAGAAATTTGTTTATCTAAGATAAAACTCTCTTCAATATTCCATTCGTCAGACAATGCAGACTTTGGACCCCAAAATCTTGTTGTAAGTGTGTCAAAATAAAAATCCCCAGGGACTCCAAGGGAATCTATTGGGTTTCCTTCTCCGCTGATAATTGTTCTTCCAGGGGCACCAGAAGCTCTTACTACTACTAGGGGGTTATTTTCGGTTACAATCAGGCGGGTTGCCATTACAGTGTCACCGCCCTATTTAATGTTAGATATCCTTCTAAAAGTCTTGTTACATTTACGCTAGGGTCAATTAAAACTAAATCATATGCAGATTTTGGATAAAAAAGTTTTTTAGTTCTTTCTGCTGAAACAGAAACTGAAAGTTTTCCAAGTGAAGGTGTAATTGTTATTCCATCTACATCAGATAATGTAAATGCTAATTTCTTACCGCCTTGTGTATCTCTTACTTGCATTTTTGCTGTGTGATGGTTTAATTGTATTGGTTGATTGTCTTCATCAAGATATTGCACCTCAAAAGTAAACGTTGCATTCTCGTCTACCTGAAAATTTTTTTGAGCTGCCATTTTTTACCCCTAAAAAGAAAATACCCTTACACTATTTTAGCATAAGGGCATTCTCAATTGACTAATAATTACTTGGATGTAAATCCGAACTCTTTATTGCTTGGGCTTAATGCCTTTAGGATTACTGGGGCAATTGCTGCTACTCCAGCCGCAATTAAATCCTTTGGATTTGTATTGCCAGTCATATATAGAGCCGTGGCTGCTGCCAAAAATGCTCTTCCGTAAGTTCCTATTGCTGCTAAGATTTGTTCTTGCATAGTTACTTTCCCATCTTTATTTAAATCAGCTTTATCAAATTTTTTGATAGCCATTTTTTATCATCTCCTCGTGGGCTGGTTTGCCCATGAATTTTGGTGTTACCCAATCCTATAAGTTTACCATTAAGCCGAAATATCTACAAGTTCGCAATTTCCATCTGAGCTACAGGCCAGTGTTGCATTTGTTGAAGTTCCGTCTTCTGTCTCATAAAATGACAAGTCTTCCCAGCGAATATTACTAGGCATTTTTGCCACTAAAGTCTCATATTCTTCTTTTGAAATTTCTTGATATGGGGCTTGTTTATATGTGTGCTCTGAATGAGGCAAAAATGAAATACCAGAAACTTCATCAAAGTTTTTATATACCCATGCTCCTACTTCCATCCATTCATCTTCTTTAACTGATACAGTAATAGAAGGTTTGTGTTCACACCATGCACGTTGATATACAAGCCATATATTTAAATGATCAATTGCTGTCAAATCATTTCTAACAATTGCACCCTCTGGTGCTTTTACTGGAAACGAAAACACATAAGTCTCGTTTGGCTTCATTACATCATCTTCAACTGGAATTCCAACTTCTTTTAAAAATGTTGAAATTGGATCTCCCTTTGAACCACGAACTGTACGAATATAGTATGGAGAATGCCAAGGATGCATTCCTGAAGATACCCCAACCAATTGAGATACTGTTCCAGAAGGTTTAACACATGTGATTGCTGCAGATTCTGGAATCCCAATTTTTCCAGACTCTTCTCTGTTTACTTCTCTTGCTTTTTCACGCAATGTCATTAAGAATGCTTCTAGTGAAATTAAATCTTCTTTACCAGACATGAATTTGTGACCAAATTGCCCAGTCAAAGAAACTCCTAGAAGTCTTTCTTCTTCTGTGTTATCTTTCCAAATTTTTCTAAGATATTTAAAATCTGTAAGAGTTGATTGCCATGTACCAAGAATAGTTGCTAGCTCTACCTTGCGCTGAATATCTTTTTTAGTATCATTTTCACGCAATACAACTTCTGAAAGATTGCAAAACTGATAAGGACGCAAAATAATCTCAGAACATGGATTAGTTCCATAATGAATATCTGGATCTCTGCGACCATACTTTGCAGCTTGTGCTTGTGCTGCTGCTACATTATATATACCACGTTCCCCAGACTTAGAATCATATAAAGATTTCCATTCAGAAATAAACTGTTCCATTTCTGGTTTGCGAGAATATGCAACTGAATTATTTGATAATGCACGTTGTGGGCTTTGCTCCCACCAGTTTCCTGATTTTGCTTGTGCCATCTCAATATCATTAATATTAGATAAAGAAATCATTGCAGAACGTCTAACTCCGCCAACAACTACAACTTCTCCAATTTTGCACATAATATCATGGCACTCAATTGGTTTAAGGTTTCTACCAGTGGCGTTTTTAAATTTTGCAATAGTAAAATCAAAAAGGTTTACAAGTGGTTGTGGACCAGATGATCTACCACCCATTGTCTTAAGTCTTGTTCCAGCTGGTCTAACTTTAGTAACATCTATTGATGGAATTTGTCCAGACCATAATAATGCAAGCAACTCACGGTATGCTTTTGCCCAACCTTGTTTAGAATCTTCTACTGTAATAACTGTAGTTGATTTTTCCAAAGTTTCTGGGACTGGAGGAAGCTTGTTAATGTACTTGTATTCAACAGAGAATCCGACGCCAGTTCCGCACATCAAAATGTACATTGTTTCATCAAATGATTTTGGAGAATCAACTGGCAGGAACGCACAATTGTATCCAGCAACATTATCTCTATCTAGTGCAGCGCCAGAAGTCATTACAGATCTCATGGACGGCATTACATTTCTTTGAAATACAAACTCTTTTAATTCCGCAACAAGCTTTTCATCTGGAATGTAATTGTGGTTTTGCTGCAAATGGTTTGTAATAAAAGAAAAATATCTATCTACTGTTTCTCCCCATGTCTCTCTGCGTCCTTCTGCTTCTACCCATTTAGCATATCTAGATAGTGCAATAAAATTTTCATATGGGTTTTCGATAGTATTTTTCATGTGTCGCCTTTTCTTCCGCCTGACGGATTGATTATTTTTTAAGTGAAGTCTAAGTGTATCAAACTTTTTTATAAAAGAAAAGAAAAAAGATTTTTATGATTGTTTTTTAGTTAACTATAATATATAATACTCTATATATACATATATATAATATATGTTGATTTTTGTTGATTTGCTGACCCCCCGACCCCCCTATTGGAATTATACTAAATAGATATTCTATGTCAAGAGAAAAAGTATTTGACATATTCTTTGTTACAATGGTATGATTATAGTTCGCTATCTCTAAAGGAGGAAATGCCAATGGAGAATATAAAGAAAAGCTTAAGCGATATTGTTCATCAATATGCTGCGATAACATTAACAGTAATGTTTTTGTTTTCCAACACAGTTAATGCAACATATGCACAAGCTTTAATAGTACAACCAAAGACAGAAGTACAACTTAAGAAAGAAACCTTAGAGAAGTACAGCAATACTGTTTACAAGCCTTCTCAGGCTCTGTCAGATGAAGATTTAAAAGATCTTTTGTGGGCAGTAGGTTTTGAAGGAAAAGCCCTTAAAACGGCTTGGGCCATTGCTAAGAGGGAGTCCAATGGACGACCACTAGCATACAATGGTAACAGGAATACTGGAGACAGTTCTTACGGAATTTTTCAGATCAATATGTTGGGTGAACTCGGCACAGATCGTAAAGAAAAATTTAGCTTAAAGTCAAACGAGTTATTGTTTGACCCAACTACAAATGCAGAGATAGCGTATTATATGACCAATGGCGGAACTGATTGGTCAGCTTGGAAGGGTTTAACCCCAAGAGCGCAGGAATTTTATTTAAAGTTCCCAAATAGTTAGAAAGGAAGTGTAATGAAGATACAGTATGTGTCTACTTACATTAAACTTTCGGAAGAGGGCCTTGTTCCTAAGCTTTTATGCCCACAGGATCAAGGTTCTCTTTTATGCAATGGCGACGGAGAATCTTTAATATACCTATACTGCCTTGAATGCAATTATAAAAATACCATGGGTCTGTCTAAGTATGAAGATATAGTAAAATTAGTAAATGAACAAAAAAGAGTTTGAATTTGAATCAGGAGTAGTTTCCGAAACGGATGCTATGGGTAGAGAAATATGGTGGTTAGATGCAGGAAGACCAAAAGGCGGAAACGAGTAATCTAGAAGATAACCTACCAATGGTTACTTATATAATGCTACATAGAATTTATGACCTACTATCAATTATTGCAAACAAGGTAGTGGGTTCACAAGAAGTTGAAAAAATGATAGAATATCATCAAGCGGGATACCTACTAGGGCCAGTCCCTTCTTTTAAACCAGGAGAAGACAATGAATAAAGAAGAAATATTAAAAACAATGCATCTGGCTTTTGATGAAGCTAATAAAACACTTTGCCTACAAAACGGTATGAGTGAAACAGATGCAGATGAAAGTATTGAAAAAAGCACAGTTGCAGTAAATTATTTGCTTTTAGAAGTTTTAAAACAGCTTGAAGAAAAAAATATTGTAACAACATCTTGATATTTTATCAATTATAATATAAAATGATATTACGCTAGTTGAGTAAATCCTGGCGTATGCATGAAAATGCACAAAACCCCTACGGATCCGCCTCTGTAGGGGTTTTGCATGCTATAATATAATTACTATGGCACATCATTTTGCAAAGTGGATGGCAAGTCCACAATTTAATCATAATTGCGATGAAACATGCAAAATTAAAAACCATCACAAGCATAAATCTTTATTGGAAAAAATATTAGAAAAGGTTGGTAAAAAATAATGTTTTATGATAGAGAAGATTGTATTAAAGTTTCTTTTTTCCCAGATGATTATGGAACACAAAGCGGAGTTTTTCTTTTTAAAGGATTTTATACTGATGAAGAATGCAAAACTGTAGAAGATGAATTAAAAGATTATGATATGAGTGATAAATATGGAGACACTCTTATAAGCTGGTATGCAAATAAAGTAAGTCCATCTCTTAAATCAATGCACCCACTTTGGGAAAAAGCTAGCGAACTTTTATATCCAGAATACGTAATGCATCCACAGGGCAATGTATTAATTATAACTCCAGAAATGAACGAAGGAATGTTTACACATTCAGATTCTCCTGGAAAGGGAGAATGTCATAGACTTTCTCAAGTAGATGTATGGAAAACTTGTTGCGATTTAGATTTTGGTTTAGTCGGATATTTTGGAGATTTTACAGGCGGAGAAATATTTTACGTAAATATTGATCAAGATGGAAATAGAAGAGATGCAGTAACGGAAGAAAATCGTTTAACCATTAAACCAGAAAGAGGAGATTTAGTTATACATGGAGCATTCTCCCCACATGCACATGGAGTAGAGCCAGTTTCCTCTGGTAAAAGATATGCATTTTCAAATTTTGTTTTAAAGGCAGAAGACAATCCAGGAACTTTTTACAATTATAAAACTCCAGAATATTATGAACAAATTAAAGATAAAGACACTCTTTCCTTGAAAGAATTTGTAAATATATGGAATAGACCATTAAAAGAAAATCCTCAATTTACAAAAGATAGAATTAAGCTTTATCAATCTTCTGGATTAGAAGGTGAAGCTCTTTCTGATGCATTTATGGGCGAGTTTAAAGAACACTAAAGCAAAAAGTGTTTAAGGATAGCTGAAGCAGCTAAGCAGCACCAAATTATATTAAATATAATAATAGTTGGCAAAGTTTTTTTAGTTGATGTCCAAATAAGAGACATGCTGGAAATTAATGCAAATATATAAAGCCACCACCACTGTTTCCCAAAAAGAAGACCTGGCACAATAATGGTGACCTTAGTCATAAAGGATATAAACTCTATAAAATTAACCTTGTTCCAATAAGACATATTGCCCATCTGCGACAAAACATACTTTATGTTACTCATTAAATCCCCCGTTAAACTTTAAGAAGTCGAAATGTTTAGCACTATTATTTGCAAGCTCTTTTTTTAACTTAAAGTTTGCATATATTTGATCAGAGAATCTTTCTAGGTTTTCATTGGAAAACTTTATTAGTTTCTCCTGATCCATTATACCGTTGCCATAAGCAACTATGTAGTAGCTATACTCTGGCCACATTAAATCATAGTCGTGGATAAGTTTAACATTTATAAAATCATCGTATACAGATTTTAAAGCCTCTGGCATTTTGTTGTTTAAAATAAAATCTTTCCAAAAACTGTTGTTTGTTTTATTTGTCATATAGTGTAAGTATATAAATTCTTTTACTGATTCAGAATCTTTAAAAGCACGATCATTAATTCTTTCTTTCATGCCAAATGGGTTAAAGATATCTACTTCTGAATGAAAGACTCTACTTAAGGTTGTCGCAGTCATCTGTAACGATGTTGCCTCTAGTGGCTCTACAAAACCAGCAGATAACCCAACAGCAAGACAGTTTCCAATCCAAATTTTTTCAAATGTTCCTGGGTCAAATGTAAAATGCTTTACAAACTGTACATCTCCGTACTTTTCTAAAATCTCTTTCTTTACATCTTCGTTAGAAACAAGTCTTGAATCATAAACATACCCACACCCGTATCTGTGCTGCAAAGGAATCTTCCAAGTCCATCCAAAATCGGTAGCAGTAGATTCTGTATATGGCTCTATTTCTTCTGGGTTTTCCATTTTTAAAAAGAATGCTTGTGCGGAGTTTGCTGGAAGGGTGTCGGAGTAACTAATCCATTTACCACCCATCTTTTTAATAAAGTATCTAGCAAACCCAGTGCAATCTACAAGAAAGTCTACAGGAACCTTTGTTTTGTCTTCTAGGGTAATTGAATTTATGTTTAAGCCCTCTATATCGCAATCAATTACTCTGCCTTCAATATGCCCCACGCCTCTTTCTGTCGCTATAGACTTTAAGTATTTTGCCATCTCTCTAGCATCAAAGTGAAAAGCGTGTTGTGAGTAATATTCATAATTTAAATCTGCATTACCATATGGAACAAGGTTTTGATCAGATATCATAGTATAGTAGCAATGATCTTCATGCGCCATTTTGTTGGCATAAGCAAATATTCTTGAGTTAAGAAAGTGTTTGTCTTTAAATTCAATTGATTTAATAAAAGGGGATATGTTTTGCTCAAAGGTAAACCCGTGCATGTACTTGCCGCCGTCGTTAGACCAGTTTGTAAATACAATACCATTTTTTATAGTTGATTTAGTGTTAGCAATTAAATCTCTTAGGCTAATGCCAAGTGCTTGTAGTAATTTTAAGAGCTGTGGTACAGTTCCTTCTCCAGCGCCCAAGATTCCAATCTCTTCGCTCTCTACCAGTACCACGTTTTGATCAGGGTATCTTTGCTGAGCAAATAAAGCAGATAGCCAGCCAGCGGTTCCGCCACCAACTATAACTATATTCTTTTTATCCATATTATTATTATACCTTTCCCTAAATTCAGTGTAATATAGTGCGAAAAAAAGTGCGTCGGCGAGAAGAACACATTCTAGTCAACTGTAACATATTGTTCCACGTGAAACATCTTATCTGATATACCCCGTATAAAGCCTCTAGAGGCTCTCTAAGCCTTTACTAGGCTATTTGCCTACCCAAGGACAGGGAGGGGCCAAAATAACCCGTTACGGTAATATTCTAAATTTTCCCAGTAGCAAGTAGGACAAGATATAGACTCATAAGCGACAAGGAGAATCTAATTAGGAATATATATGCTTTCCACTTATTATAGTTCACTATCGTCCTCTATGTCAAAGAGATCTTTTATCCCGCCAATTTTTCTAATCTGATCATATATGAATATACTAACAGAAAAGAATATCAATGTAGGTATCATAAACCTTTTACAATATTTTTTAATCATATAGTAATTATACTATACATAATATTCTAGTTGACTAGTAATTTTATACTGTATAATAGTTATATGAACTATACAATTGAGCCATGGGCTGACAAAGTACTTGATCCAGAATTTATGTCTATTGTAGACAAGCAAGCTGAAGTTGCCATGGAAATAATTGGCAAAGCTGATATTAAATCATTTCCAGAATGGGAAAGATACTATGTGCTCTATAGCGCAATTAAACAAGTTAAATCAATTGAAGGTAACTTTGTTCAATGTGGAGTACACAATGGAGAACAATCTTTCTTTATAGCAAGTAACGCAAAATCTACCGTATATCTGTTTGATTCTTTTGAAGGAATAACAAATGTAGGAGAATTTGATAACGAATTTTATAAAGAACATACCTTTAAGCCTAACCGCGAAATCTTTGATAAAAACATATCTACTTTTGAAAATGTATCTGTAAATTCATTAGCAGAACTAGATAAAGTAGAAAAAATATCTTTGCTTTATGTAGACCTTTCTACATATGAGCCTACAAAAAATGTACTAGAAAATTTATTCTATAAAATTGTAGATGGTGGTATTTTAATGGTAGATACACACGATAACTATTCTACTGGTGCCGTAAAAGCTGTACAAGATTTAGCTGCTTCAATAGGTAAAGATATTCAAACCTTGCCTGCTGGTATTTTAGTAATAACTAGATAGCTAACGGACTTAATTTTTCAGCAAATAGGTTCCATATCTTGACCATATGATCAGGATGTAATCCGTCTACTGGATGTGGTGCATCTGTATGCGTCATAGATGGAGTTAGCTCAGGAACTCCCAATGCATCTAATATATCTTGCTGAGTAATCACTATTTCAAATCCCGCTTCTTTTGCATACTTATGTAGTGCAGACAAAACCAATTTATTTTGATTTAATCTTTGCTCATGTGTGTAATATGGACTAATTCCTTCATGCTTTAAAAGCATCTCAGTAAACTGAGGTAATGGCTCTATGATTACAACTTGTGAACCAGGAAAGTTCTTTTTTATATCGTCAATAAAGTTTTTTACTGTTTCATCTGCATTTTCATATCTAGACAAGAATGTTCTAATGTCAACATATCCCATCCAAATAACTAACACACCATCATCTTTAATAATTGAAAATGGTTGTGGCTCATGGTTAACAGTCCTTTGAATTTCAACACCAGAAGATAACTCATCTGTTTCTTTTAATGACTCAATATTAAATCCATGCATTTTAAGACCAGCTTTAGGCCAAGGAATAAAATTTACTTCATATTTTTCTGGATAGTAGTGTTCAATTGCTCTAGACAAATGACAATCGCTAAGCATGTATATGTTTTTCATTTTATATTAGTTCCTTATCTAATTTTTCTTTTAGAGATAAATAAATTTTTAAAGCATCAGATTCTTTTTCTTTATAAATATTGAGAATTAGATTA